GCTAGATTCTAAGCGGTGCGCTATCTGCAACGGCATTGCAAAAACGGCAAAAGTTTACAAAGGGTGCACAATAAAGCGAAGGGGGCAACGTTTTACGAAACGTTTTAGTTTAGCAACGCAACGCTATAATATATATATTACCCAAAACGTCTATATGTCTCACATATTTTTCAGCTCAATGTGCTTTACAAGGCTGGATGTACTCTTGGGTTTCAGATGGGTCACATGGTCGGCAGCATCCATCTCGAACATTATGTATCTATTCTTGGGTTCTACCATGAACTCGGTTATCACCTCTCCCTCACTGTCTACTCTACACAGACCATCCTTACATGAGAAATCGATAAACTCTAGATTCGCCAAAACTTTCGAGCCACCCACCTTTATATTAGACCCCCATAATCTATAGGGGGTACTCTTATAGATATACACTCTATCACTACTCATTGAGTCCTCGGTCATATACACCGATGTTATCGCACCATACACTCTACTCGGCTCTATCGAGAACCTTAGGTTAAAGTCCTTATACATATCCATAGTGGTCATCCTCGAACAGGCGTTATAATATACTACTCCATCTATAGACTGAGGCTCATGTTCAAGTCCTAATGAGAACCCCTTACCAATAATACCTACCCTCATAGAAGAGTAGTAATTCTTTGAACCATACTTAGGCTTCCTATTCTGAGCCTCGAACTCTATACCAAATCTTTTCATATCAATCAGCGCATCTTTCGTAACTATAACTTGTGTTCTCGTCAGAGTTCTTGTTTAATATGCCAACCAGAGAGTGTACGTCCTCGTGGCTATCCAAACTAAGAACCTCACCCCATGGGTCTAACATATACACAACAACATCCTTATCATCTAACTTCTTTAATATCTTATAGCTCATAACTAAATCCTTTACGTTTTATCAAAATACTATCTCTTGAGTGCAGCACATCGTCAGGGTCTATGGGCACACCCAGAAACCGAGTCTCATAATGTAGATGTGGCCCTGTCGACCTGCCTGTAGAACCTATCACCCCTATAGGGTCGCCTGCAAGTAAGGTATCACCCTCCTCAACCAATAGACTCCAGTGGTGAGCATAGTACGTCTCAAGTCCGTTATAATGTCTAACGACAACTAAGTTGCCGTAGCCTCCATTATACCCTAGACTTGAATACCTAACCACTCCATCGAATGAAGACACTGACGTGTCCCTATTACATCCCGAATAGTCTACACCGTAGTGCATCCTACCCCATCTCCATCCGTACCCACTTGACTTATGAGCAAGAACAGGAAATACAGCGCTATCGTAATGTATCACTATGGAGTCTACAGCACTGTCGTGCTCGTAGTGTATGTATGGACAGTCATCACCGTATAGCGTGTCCAAAAAAAGAGGAGGCTCTTCAACCTCAACGGTATCCAAAACCTCCTCCTCTTCACATAAAAAGAAATCCTCGTTGAATTTATCTCTGTTGCAAAATAGTATGGCTATATCAATTAACAATATCCCCACAGCTATGGTCAATATATTATTCATCCTCCCTATATATTATATATGATGGCAGCTTGCTGAGAGGACTGTATACTACCCTTATGGTGTCCCAGCCATTAGTCAGTGTATAGACAACATTATTGTCTATTAACTGAACTAAACTACGGTAGCCGTCTTGATAGGATTCCTTCATCAACTGCTCTTGTGTAAGTGTAAAATACGGATGTTGTCCGTAACAACAAGACAAACACATAAAAAATATTATAATAGCTTTCACTTTGTACTCCCATCAGGAATCGAACCTGAAACCTACTGCTTAGAAGGCAGTTGCTCTATCCAGTTGAGCTATAGGAGCATACTCTAAGATTATACTATTATACTACATAAACAAGGATTTATGACTAAAGTCGTCATTTAGATGACGAGAATAGTGACGAGAATTGATATCTAACTAATTGATTATCAATACTAGTGACGACTTTGACGACTTTTTTCTTGATTTTTAAAAGAAATAAAAAAAGATATATAAGAATATATATATATAGAAAAAGCAGGGATGAACTTGTCAGACTCGTCACACACTGCTATATTAGTGGCATAAAATTAAATGTAATGAATGAGTCAGGATATACACCAAAAGATTTACACTTTGACCAGGAGGCAAGAGAACGCCTTATATCTGGCATAGAAAAGATTGCTAAGGCAGTCAAGTCCACAATGGGCCCTATGGGTAAGACAGTTATCATAGAGTCGCCTAACCACACACATGGAATCACAGTTACCAAAGATGGAGTCACCGTGGCTAAAGCCGTGGCATTACTAGACCCGATTGAGAATCTAGCTGTAAAGATGGTTAGAGAGGCTGCCGACAGGACAGCCCTGTCGTCAGGTGATGGAACTACCACCGCTATCGTATTAACGGAGTCTATTGTTATGGAAGGGTTAAAAATGATTGAGCCACACCATAATGTGTCTGAGGTTATACGATGTATAAACAGGGAGTGCGAGAAAGTAATAGAAAAGCTAAACGAACACTCTATAAGTATAAACGAAAAGAGATTAAAGGATGTAGCGACTATATCTGCCAATAACGACCCTGATATAGGAAGTATCATCCATGATACCTATAAGAAGGTTGGAATGAAGGACGGTATAGTTACTGTAGAGAAAAGCCAGACTACGGAGACTAGTTCTGATGTTACGGACGGAATCAAGATAGATAGAGGGTATACTTCACCCTTATTCATAAACAACCACAAAAAGGATGAGTGCGTTTTTGATAACGTAGACATTCTTGTTACTGACAGCTCTATTGACAACCTTGAGAAGATTGCTCCTGTTCTTAATGCATGCATCACAGAGGGACGTAAGCTATTGATTATAGGACCATGCTCTCAGAATACTATGAACGCCTTAGCGGCTAATGCTGTAAGAGGTAAGCTTCAGGTGTGTAATGTATTACCACCAGACTTTGGATTCCGTAAGCACGAGCTGATGAGCGACATTGCTCTATCTGTTGGGGCTAAGTACTTCTCTGAGCAGACTATAGACAGTATACAGTTCTGTACTGTAGCTGACCTAGGAAAGGCTGACAGGGTCATTGTAGACAGAGATGGCACTGTTGTCATTGGAGGTAAGGGAGACCAAGAGGAGATTGCTAGTCGCATTGAGGAGCTGAAGTCTGCTAAGGATAACTCGAAGAAGAAAGCTGAGAAGGACTTCATCCAAAGACGTATTGCAGGACTTAGAGGTTCGATAGGTGTAATACGTGTAGGGGGTAACTCAGATGTTGAGCAGAAGGAGCTGTACGACAGAGTGGACGACGCTGTGTGTGCTGTGCGCTCTGCGCTTGATGATGGGGTGCTGCCAGGCGGAGGGGTTGCTCTACATAACGAGAGCATAGACCTGTTAGAGGTTGGTGAAACTCAAGAGGAGACTGTGGCCAGGAAGATTTTATTAGAGGCCATAAAAGCTCCTATGCGTCAGATACTTGAGAATGCAGGGTTGGACCACAACGAGATAGTCTCTAAGATTCAGTGTACCGCCACAGGTAGAGAGGGTTACGACGTTAAGAACGGGGTGCATGGTGACATGATTGACATGGGTATTATTGACCCGACCAAGGTTACTAAGAACGCTCTGCGTAATGCTGTCTCTGTTGCGACAACTATACTAGGTACGAATGCGATAATCACAATGGCTAGAAGTTATGAGACCAGTAAATAAATATATTATAATCGAAAAGATAGAGGAGGAGCTCGTCAATAAGGAGGGGCTGATTCTATCTAAGGACGATGAGATTCACTACAGATACAAGAAGGCTCGCGTGTTAGGCGTGGGCGAGAACGTGTCTGAGATTTCAAGTGGCGACCATATATACTACGACCAGTCGGGTGGGTACGACATGATGATAGATGGCGAGAAGCATACCATCATACTTGACCGCGACGTTGTTGTCGTTCTTGATTCATAGACTCAATGGCTCTACGCCTTCTACGTTTCATATAAGTTTCGTCATTCCGAAGTGCAGGGTCTACTTCCTGTACACTCTCTCCTGACAGCACGCTGTACAGGTTGCGAATCATGCGCTTACTATTCGGACTGACTTCATAGAGGCCCTTTATGGGGCCTCTTTTACTTAGGTTGACTATCCACCCGTTAGATACTAATCGAGCAAACCTATTCTTGTCCCATGAGAAAACCTTCTCGAACCTCTTAAAGTGTTCACGCCTAAACCTTCCTTCATCAAAAAGGAAGAGTAGCATTTCTAAATCTGGGTACGATAATTTATGCTTGTCGCAGATGTACATGCGTACCGTGCGCCAATACTTGAGATAATTATTCATTATATTTGATTGATAAATATACAAAGGTGAGTAAGACTTCCGACTACTATAAATCAAATCCTGAGGCTAGAGAGAAGAGGCTTGAGTACCAAAGGAGGTATAACAGGCAAAGAAGGGAGCGATTGAGAAGAAGCTTCCTTAATAAAGAGAATAGAAAAAGGGGTACTTACGGAAATGGCGACGGACTGGATGTTTCTCACAGAAGCGATGGTTCGACGTTTTTAGAAGATGAAGGAACAAACAGAGCAAGAAACAGAGGCAAGGCATGAGTATATTGAATCCAAGATTTAGGAGAGGACCATTCTCTATGAGGTTTGCACAGTTCAACCCTTTGCAGAGTCAGTATACGCCACAGGCAAGCCTGACCATGAGAGGTAAAAGGGGTTTAACAACTACACTTAGCACCACCATGAGAAACACTCAGCCTGCTCCATTCTTAAAAGAAGGGTTTCAATATAAGCCTGCGCTTAGCTTTGGGGCTAACTTCAATAAAAGATTTAAAAAGGGTAACTTAAACCTTAATGTTAATGTAGACCCAAAGGGGCCACAGAAGGTCTCTGCGGGAGTTAGATACACGTTCTAATGGCAAAAGGAAGAACAAAAAAGAAAGGAAATAAAATTTGTCCAGAGGGCATAGCCTGGGCAAAGAGGACGTTTGATACATACCCATCAGCGTATGCGAACATGGCGGCCTCTAAGTATTGTAAAGACCCGAACTATGCTAAGGGTGCTAAAAAAGGTAAGAAATAATGCCAACAGTAACATATAAATGCGGAATGTCTGGAAGGGAAATGACTAAAACGTTTCCTTATAATGCGACTGGGAAAGCTCAAGCTGACTCTTTTGCTAAAGTGACAGGCGGGACTTTGGTCAACAATCCAAACTACGGTATGGAGGGCCAGTCAACTACTAAGAAAAACAAGTCTTATTAATATGGCTGATAAGAAAAGAGTTGCTGCCCCTAAAGGATTTCATTGGATGAAGGGCAGGGGTGGTAAACTCAAATTAATGAAGGACCCTTCATCTGGATATAAAAAGCATGCTGGTTCTTCCAAGTATGCTGATTTCCCAATTCAAAAAATACATAGGAAATAATGGCAGGTTCAGTAAGATATGGCGATATAAACATAAGTGACGCTCAGGTTGATAGGCTTTTAACTGCTAAGCAGCAAACATTACCAAAAGACCTTCAGAAGAAAATAGTAAAGTCTAAATTGAAAGACAACAAACGTGGGAGAGCTTAAAAAATGGAGAGACGAGAAATGGGTACGAATAGGGACGGATGGTTCTATACTGGGCGCTTGTGGTACGAGCAAGAACAAGAAGAACCCAGACCGTTGCCTACCCCTGAAGAAGGCTCAGAGCATGAGCAAGGCGGAGCGTGCTGCCACTGCAAGGAAAAAGAAGCGTGCGGGTGCGAGAGGGAAGACTGTGGTTGCGAACACTGCTGCAGGAAGAGTAACTAAAAAATATACTAAGCGATGATAGATTACAATAGCATACCATTCAAGAACTCAGCCATTGATAAAATAGCTGGAACTCTCGGTAAAAAGAGAGATGTAGGACTTGGGGATACTCCTCAGGGTGGATACTCTAAGATTGTTACGGTCAAAGGCCCTCATACTTCTATTAGAAGGGAAACAAGATTAGAGCCTTCAGGAGATGTGTCTTTTAGTTTGTCCAAAGAGTTAAAGCATAAGAACAGGGTCAAAACAAAAGATGTGCAAATATCTGATGGTAGGGGCACAATAACCACGGTCAGGAAGACTGGCAAGGGTATTGTGACTAGAGAAATGAACATAAGGCCAGGCAGAGCAAGAAGGCTTCAAAGAAGATACACGAGAAGGGTTAACAGGATGCATACAGACGGAGGCCCAGGGGCTACTCAAGTTCCTACTCAAGGAGGGGGTATGATATATAAATACGAATAATCCATAATTAGTATCTTTAAGACATGAAAAAATTAAACGAAATTTTAAAGTGGGCTACCAGCGATTTAGCGGTAGCAGTGTATGCTGCAATTATTGCAGGAGTTTTGTTAGCTAAGGGTGTTACTGTTATTGGCGGTGCAGGCCTAGGCATCGCTGCCACAAAGTTGTGGTCTGCGACTAAATCTTTGATAAAATAAAAATATGCCAAAGTATAAATTACCAATGAGAGATAGGGCCATTGACGTCCTTGGTGTTGTAGAGCCTCAATCAACAATGAAAGGTGGGAACAGACAATACTATACAATGGGTCGTGGAGCGGGCCAGGGTCAATCGCCTGAGGGCCACTATAGATACTCTCAAAATATAGGGACTATAGGCTATAAAAATAAAAGGGGTAAAGGAAAGAAAATTAGCGTTACCGAAACAAACCTTTCCAAGGATGAGCAGTACCTGCCATCTGGTCAAATGAGATATGAGTATTCATTTGGGAAAGGAGGTAGAAGAACTAAAAGCTTTGTGGGAACCTATGAACCAGACACTAGAGCTGGAGGTGACGACTACTATGTTGCTACAGGATTTGCATCCAAAAAGGATGAAAGAAAATACAAGAGATTTAGTAGAAAAGTAGAGCGATTTAACAAAAAGGCTGAGAAAAGAGGCTTGTCTCCTTTAAGCATTCCTGAGTTCAGACTTTTTTAATGGCGGACAAGGCTTCAATGCCCTGTAATAAGCCTAGAAGGTCAGACCGAGCAGGGAAAAAGAAAATGGTCAAAGCGTGCGAAGGGGGCAAGGAGAAGCTAATCCACTTCGGGGCTAAGGGCTATGGGCATAACTATTCTGCTGCGGCAAGAAAATCATTCAGGGCAAGGCATAAGTGTGGTACAGCTAAGAGCAAGCTTACTGCTCGCTACTGGGCGTGTAAGACATTATGGGCTGGCAAGGGTGGTTCAACTAAATCATCCCCCAAAAGCAGGAAAGGAAAATACTAGTATATTTACAAAAACATTTCTAAATGGATAGGCAGAGAAGATTTAATAGGAGAAACAACCCAAGAAGGGCCTTTAGAACAACCAATCTAAACAGGGTTACAGATGACCAGGGTAATATCATTGGCTATCAGTCCGTAACTACTCAGTCTAGGAGAAAAGCCAAGGGCAAGTCATACAGAGAGAAAACATTAACTCCTGTGTTTGATGCTGCTGGAAACCAGGTTGGATTTGAAAGAAATGTTACAAGATATAGAAACGTCAACCAAAGCAGAAAAGATAGAGCTAGAGGTCGAGGAGTTGCATACACGCCAGGCGACGAGAAAGGAGCTGAGTACGTAGAAACAAGAAGCAGAACAAGGCTAAGAGGAGATGCGAGGAATCTTCCTAAGACATCTAGAATGAACACTTCTATTGGTTCTAGAGCAAGGGCTTATGGCGCTACAGGAGGATATGGAGGAGGTAGCTACACTCCAAAAAAAGAGGGCATGACTATGAAGGAGGCATTCTTCAGCATGAAGCCTGGGGATAGCATAGATGAAAGCGCACCATTGGCAGCTACTGGAATGGGCAGATACTCTAGAAATAGAAGAAAACTAGCCAAGCAGGGAGTTGAAGACTTTAATGCAAACAGAAGGCTTGCAGCTCACTTGAGGACAGAGGGCACTTTGCGACGTTCAAGAAAAATCGAAAGAAAGCTTCAGCGAAGCACTACAAATGTAAACCCATACACAGGCTCTTATAGAGGAGCTAGGTTTAACCCAGATGCTGGATTCAAGGGTATGGTTAACCTTCAAGGAGGTCCAGTAAGTACCAAAGGTAATGCTTATCAATACTCAAGAACCACAGGAATTTACGGAGTAAGATAATGAAGTCGAGAGGATTAGGCGATAGCATAGAGAAGTTTACTAAGGTTACGGGAATAAAAAAGGTTGTCGAGAAAGCTTCGGAGGTTACAGGTAAGCCGTGTGGATGCGGTGAGCGAAGGGACACCTTGAACAGGCTGTTTCCGTATGATAGAAAATAGTTAAATTTGCATTATGGCACATCAAAAATTACAGACAGAAAGAGCGTATAGCGTAATACTTAACGGAGCGAATCAAGTTGCTATTCCAGACCCAGCGCTACAATATGCGTCTGGTGTTACAGAAGCCTACACAGGCTCAGCTCTAACTCCTAACAATCCAATGCAGGACAACGACGCAACATTTATAACTTCAGGCGCTGAGGTTGGAGACTTCATAATAAACACTACCGCAGGAGCAGAGGCTATAACTAAGGTTAGAGAGGTTATAAGTGAGACGGTTCTAAATTTAGATGACAATATATTTTCAGCTAATCAAAACTATATTATATACAAGAGGTCTGAAAATTCATCATGTGTTCTATATGTTGGGGGAGCAGGTGATGTTTCTGTAAGAACAATAGGTGGGGACGAGGTTGTCTTCAAAGCTATTCCAGCAGGCACATTTATACCAGTTCAAGTAACTCACGTTGGTTTATCAGGTCACACCGCCACTGACATCATAGCACTTAGGTAATGATAGCCATATTTAATGGCATATCAGTTGGGCGACCTTGCATCCCAATGGATGGAGCCTCATTGTTGCTTGATGAGTATGGTGCAAACATAACTGCAGCATATTCACTAAGAAAGCTACGTACTGCTTACACAGGTTCGGCTATTAGAATTAGAAGGTTTAGCGATAATACAGAGCAAGACATAGGATTTGATTCGGATGGTAACTTAGACACTACAGCAATAACATCTTTTGTTGGTTCAAACTCTGCCGCTGTTGTGACTTGGTATGAGCAAAGCGGTCAAGCAAGTAATTGGAATCTAACCAACTCAACAACAACAGCACAGCCACGCATCACAGACTCAAGTGGGAATATATATACTTTAAATGGCAAGCCTGCAATCCAAGACACAAGTGGACCGCAAAGGCTAAGTTTCAATACAACGTTTGGAAATGCACCTTCAGCAATAAATCAGCCTTTTCATACTTTCAGTTTAGTGAAATACAGTAACACGTCTGACAAAGTTTTATTTGATGGTGAGTCGGGAGATGTTAGAATCTCTGCATATTATGGTGGAGTGTATAGAATAGGCGCAGGCACAAATGTAAACACAGGCACAACACAGAGCAACACTCAAGTTCTTGTTGATGCAAGTTTTAACGGCACAAGCTCCTACCTGCTTGAAAATAATGTAAGTCAAGGCACAAGTCTAAACATTGGCACAAACAATATGAGCAGACTTTACTTAATGGGTAAGTCAAGGGTGCTTGGTCAGACTCAAGAATTTATCATATATGGTGCAGATGTTACAACAGATAGGGCTAACATTGCCACAAACATTAACACATACTATTCAATTTATTAATTATGCATCTATACTATCCATTCCCTGACGAACAAGCTGTCATTGAGGCAAGTTTAGATATATATGACTTGAACGCACCTCCAAGAGATGAGCGTGTAACGTTATATTCTTTTGATTGGTTTCCCAATTCAGGTAATTCAACCTATGTTCTCGCATGGGAGGATGAGGAGCAAACATTTGATACAGGAGATATACTAGATGGAATTACAGGACTTACAGAAGAAGAAGCCATTGACGCAGGCTATCAATTGGGTGAAGAGCATAGTGGCAGAGCCAACGCTTAACTTGAGGGAAGCAGTTCCATATATGTTCTGCATATTCCTTGCGTTCATGCTACTAAACAAGTGTGAGCAGGAGAAGGGGTATCAGCAGGAGATAAAGAGAATTGAAAATAATAACGTTGCCCTACTAGACACTATCCGAAACTACATGGATGACGATGGCTTATATGCTGCTGATATCAGGGCACTGAACCTAAAGCTGGATGAGTTAGGCGATAGTATAGCAGTCGATAGGTCTCAACCACCTGTAACCATAACCAATCAGACAACAGAGATACGAGAGACTATTGAAGTCCCTGCGTTTATATACGACACAATTACTATAGTAAACACCGATACATTCTATAAGCAGATATACGTGGAGCGCACGGACACGTTCGGAAAGAGCAATAGGTCCATAGAGGTGACTATACCTACTGATGGCGTAGTAGTGGCGGATGCTATAATAAACCTAGAGCAGGACATATGGGTTGAGAACACGATTGAGCAGAACAATAAGACGGGTGAGGTGTTCTTTAGAATGAGAACTGACTACCCAGGAGTTACGTTCAATAATGCAAGTGCTATACTAGTAGACCCGAAGCAACTTGTAAAGGTACGCAAATCTTTTGGTGTTGGTTTTCAGACGGGTATAGGCATCACAACAACGGGTCAAACAAGGCATTACATAGGTGTGGGTATCCACTATTCGCCTAAGTTTTTACAATGGTAAAAAAGTATTAATTTTAAGGGCATGAAACTGATAACGAAAGAGACCGTTGTCGGCATGCCAATGTCAACCTTTGTATGGATAATGGGAATTATATTCTCAGTATTCTTGGCATACTTTGAATTGAAAGCTGAAATAGACGAGGCCAAGAAGATGCCTCCACAAGAAATATCCGCTGAAGAGATTAAAGTTTCTCTTGACGGAATTCAAAAACAGCTTGACTTAATGAATACTAAAATCGACAGACTTGATGAGAGACTTTACGAACTCAATTCTGCAGAGTAAAGGTTGGGAGATATTTCGTGCTGGCTGGAGACCAACTATAGGTTGGGTGTGTGGGCTGGCACTTTTTTACAACTTTATTGCTAGAGATATTATTGTTATCTTCACGGAACGATATGGCGAACCTGCACAGATGGAACATCTGATTACAATACTTGTAACGATGCTTGGTCTAGGCGGGATGAGGACATACGAAAAAATTAAACAAAATGAAATTAAAGAAAGAACAACTAGAATCGATTAAGGAATTAAGGTCTAGAATGGCAAGGCTAACTGATACTATTGCTAGACTAGAGATGCACAAGCACCAAGTGATTCAGGAATCTGTTGCTACGGGCAAAGCGCTTCAAGCATTAGAGGATAGCATTACGACTGAGCACGGGGCAGATGTATCTGTTAATTTAGAAACAGGAGAAATAAATAAAAAGAATGGGAAAGATATCTGATACTTCAAAGTACGCTACAGTAACACCTGCAACGGGAGACCTTATTGTTGGGACTGACGTAAGCGATTCTAACAATACGAAAACATTCAAGGTAGGTGAGATTGCTGGGCTAACTGGCGAGCACATGGAGTATTTTGATGGAACATCTGCTGCTGTTACTACGATAAGCAACACTTCTGACTTTTTTGTGCTAAACACAACAACAGCTAGCAATCTTTCAAACGGCAACCTAACTCACGCCAATAACAAGATAACATACACGGGAGCAGAGACAAAAACATTTAAGTTTGAGGCAACTTGCAGTGGAAGCTCAAGTAACAACAATGAAATACATTTTGCTTTTTTCAAAAACACTTCCATAATAACATCTAGCGAGCAGGACTCAGTAACATCTAGTGGGGGTAAGGCTGTGTCTACTCCTTTCCAATGCTTGGTTAGTTTGGCGAAGGATGATTTTGTTCAGGTTAGGGTAAAAAATGCTACGGGGGCAAACGACTTTACACTAGCCCATCTAAATGTTATTGCAACAGAAGTGTAATGCAAATCAGAAAAATTTCAATAGGAGCTGATTACAAGAACAGTGCTATGCACTATATCGTAGGGCAGGATGTTCTTGGAGGGGCTCACAAGATTCACTTAATAAAAGAAGAGCAGGGTACATTTAAGGTTTGGATTGAGCAGAGAAACGAAGTGATGCTGTGGAAGTCCTTTGGCCCTAACATGCCTGTATCAGTAGAATATAATATTAATTTTTAATGCAATCACCATATTGCTTCATCGTAAAGCCTGAGGGTGGCTTGCGATACAACAACGAGAATGAGTTTGGTCTTATCCTCAGCAATACCCATGAAGACCATACAATCACTAATCGGAAAGCGTTAGTGGTAGAAACTCCTATTGGATACAAGGGAGATGTAAAGAAGGGGGATACCCTGATAGTTCATCACAACGTATTTAGAACTTACAACGACATGAAGGGTAGGCATCGAAGTGGCAGGAGCTACTTGAAGGATGACCTATTCCTGATTGACCCTGACCAATTCTTTATGTACTCCCATAAGGGAGGCTGGAAGTGTCCAGGGAAGTATTGCTTCGTAAAACCTACAGGAGAGCACCTAACAGGAGAGATGAAGTACATAAATAAAGAGCTAGAGGAGTTAGGTATACAATCTGGCGATTTAGTATCTTTTACTCCAGACAGTGAATACGAGTTTGAAATTGAAGGGGAAAAGCTATATAGAATGTTCACCAATAACATTTCTATTAAATGGAAAAAGTAGAGAGGTGGCTTGATTGCGGATGTAAGCTCGTAAAAGTAAAAAGTAAATACAGATGGCAGAGATGTCCAAAGGCAGTAGAGATATATGAGCAATTCCAAAAAACAAAAGACCCTTCCTGGGATAGGAAGTACAGTGAACACTTCAAAGATAAAGTCAGAAATTATTGAGGCAGGATACAAGGCTGTAAATCAATTAATAAAGGTTGCTCAAGAGGAGATAATAAAGCCCGACCCTGAGGACGAGCTTGCTGCTGACAGGTTGAAGAACGCTGCCGCCACAAAAAAATTAGCCATATTCGATGCTTTTGAGATACTATCAAGAATAGAATCTGAAAAAGAAACTTTAAATACTTCGGGAGGTAACACATCATTTACAGGATTTGCAGAACGAAACTCAAAATAAATTATACGTAATATTAAACGACCATGTTCCAAAGACTGTTTTGGCTAAAAAGAACAAGGCTAAGTCTTGGGTTTACGGCTATGACAAGGTGCATGACATTGTCGTTATATCTAGAGATGGGACTATAGGAGACATCTATAATATCAATGGGTTGAACGTTGCACTACCTAGGCAGTCTAAAAATGCAATCAAGAGGTCTTCAAATGAGAGGAGTCAGTATTGGGAGAGGAGTGAATACCCCAAGAACCTAAAAAGAATAAAAAGCATATTCCAGTGGAACGACATGTCTTCGGACTTCAAGTCGTCTTGGGTTGAATATATAGAGCAAGAGTTTGATAGGAGGGAGCATGGAGTTTGGTTTTACAACGCTGGGATTCCTACATATATTACAGGCTCACACTACATGTATTTGCAGTGGACTAAGATTGATGTTGGCTATCCTGATTATAGAGAAGCCAATAGAATATTCTATATTTTTTGGGAGGCATGCAAGGCGGACAAGAGGTGCTTCGGAATGTGCTATTTAAAGATTAGGCGTTCAGGGTTTTCTTTTATGGGTGCGTCAGAGTCTGTTAATATGGCTACACTAGCTAAGGACTCTAGGATTGGTGTTTTATCCAAGACGGGTAACGATGCTAAGAAGCTATTCGTAGATAAGATTGTGCCCATATCAAACAACTACCCGTTCTTTTTCAAACCTATTCAGGACGGTATGGACAGGCCTAAGACTGAGTTAGCGTATCGTGTTCCTGCATCTAAGATTACTAAGAAGAATATGCATCAGCTCGGTGACGATGATATAGATGGGTTGGACACAACTATAGACTGGAAGAACACAGCCGACAACAGTTATGATGGTGAGAAGCTTAAGCTATTGGTGCATGACGAGAGTGGCAAGTGGGAGAAACCTGAGAACATCCTGAACAACTGGCGTGTAACCAAGACTTGCCTAAGGTTGGGTAGCAGGGTTATAGGTAAGTGTATGATGGGCTCAACGTGTAATGCTCTAAACAAAGGAGGTAATAATTTCAAGAAACTATACGAGGACTCCAACCCATCCAAGAGAAACGCCAATGGGCAAACTAAGAGTGGTCTATACTCATTATTCATTCCTATGGAGTGGAACTTCGAGGGATATATAGACAGGCACGGAATGCCTGTGTTTGCATCTCCCAAAACTTCTGTGGAGGGCGTGGACGGAGAGATGATAGATATGGGAGCTGTTGACTACTGGAATAACGAGATTGAGTCTTTGAAAGCTGATAGCAATGCGATGAATGAGTTCTATCGACAGTTCCCTAGGACAGAGTCTCACGCCTTCAGGGACGAGAGTAAGTCGTCTATATTCAACCTTACTAAAATATATCAGCAGGTAGACTATAATGATAATATGGTTCAGGCTCACACGCTAACCAGAGGTAGATTTTTCTGGAGTAACGGGCCTGACAGCAAGGTGGTGTGGAGTCCTGACAGGAACGGCAGGTTCTTGGTTTCTTGGCTTCCAAAGTCTAGTCTCCAGAACAATGTACTTGTAAGGAATGGGAGAAAGTACCCTGGCAATGAGCACATAGGCTCTTTTGGCTGTGACCCTTACGACATATCAGGAACTGTTGGCGGAGGCTCATCTAACGGTGCGCTTCACGGGATGACTAAGATGCATATGGATGATGCACCAACCAATGAGTTCTTCTTAGAATATATAGCTAGGCCTCAGACAGCGGAGATGTTTTTCGAGGATGTGCTTATGGCTTGTGTATTCTATGGGATGCCAATACTTGTAGAGAACAATAAGCCGAGACTACTATATCATTTCAAGAACAGAGGGTATAGGTCATTCTCTATCAACAGGCCCGACAAACCCTCTAACAAGCTCTCTAAGACCGAGAAAGAGCTTGGGGGTATACCTAACTCATCTGAGGATGTAAAGCAGTCTCATGCGTCAGCTATAGAGTCTTACATAGAGAAGCATGTGGGGATAGATATGGACGGTTCTTTTAGAGAAGTTGGGGATATAGGCTCTATGTATTTTAATAACACCCTTTTGGACTGGGCTAAGTTTGATATAAACAATCGTACAAAGTACGATGCATCGATAAGTTCAGGGTTGGCTATTATGGCCAATCAAAAGCACCTTTATCAACCTCAAAAAGAAAGTTCAAAAATATCAATTAAATTTGCAAGATATAATAACAAGGGCAACACCAGTCAATTACGCCAATGAAAGAAGTTAATATTAACATAGTCAAGAGAACATTTCCGAGTCAATTTGTAACCGATGAAGAAAAGGCTCTCCCTGAATTTGGCTTAAAGGTTGGTCAGGCAATACAGCACGAGTGGTTTAGAAGAGACGGGGGGTCTTGTAGATTTTATAATCAATTAGGTCAGTATCATAAACTAAGATTGTACGCAAGAGGTGAGCAGCCTGTGGGTAAGTACAAGAACGAGCTAGCTATAGATGGAGACCTAAGCTATCTAAACCTAGACTGGACACCAGTGCCTATCATTCCTAAGTTCGTTGACATTGTGGTAAATGGAATGTCAAGTCGATACTTCGACGTAAAGGCATATGCTCAAGACCCCGTATCCTCTGAGAGAAGAAATCTTTTCAAGGATATGGTAGAGGCCGATATGGCTGCAAGAGAGCTTCTTTTACAAGTAAAGGAAGACTTTGGCGTTGAAACATTTAATATACCTGAGGAAGAGCTACCAGGAAGCGACGAGGAGCTATCAATCTATATGCAGTTAAATTATAAGCCTGCAGTGGAGATGACAGCAGAGGAGGCAATCAAGACTGTTATGCTCGATAATAATTACGAGGATACAAGAAAAAGACTTGACTACGACCTCACTGTGCTAGGTAAGGCTATCGTTAAGCATGAGTTTAATCCAGGCGATGGCGTTAGTATCAAGTATGTTGACCCTGCGAATGTGATACATAGCTACACTGAAGACCCACACTTCCAAGATTGTTTCTATTGGGGAGAGGTTAAGACCGTTCCTATTACGGAGCTAATAAAGATTAATCCGTCACTAGGCCCAGAGGACCTTGAAAAAATATCAAAGTACAGCCAAAGCTGGTATGACTATTACAATGTAACACAGTTCTACAATGACGATGTGTTCAAGAGAGACACAGCCACTTTACTGTATTTCAACTACAAGACAACCAACACATTCAAGTACAAAAAGAAAGTATCTGACAACGGCATCGAAAAAGTTATAGAGAAGCCATCTAGCTTCAACCCTCCACAGGAAATGGTAGATGAGGGTCGCTTTGAGGTTATCGAGAAAACTATTGATGTGTGGTATGAGGGGGTGATGGTTATGGGTACTGACATCGTGTTAAGATGGAATCTAATGCAGAATATGGTTAGGCCAAAGTCTGCCTCTCAGCATGCAATGCCAAACTATGTATGTGTAGCTCCAAGGCTCTATAAAGGGAATGTGGAGTCTTTGGTAAGAAGAATGATTCCTTTCGCTGACCTCATCCAGATTACACACCTCAAGCTTCAGCAGGTTATGAATCGAATGACTCCAGATGGGGTATTCATTGATGCTGATGGCCTTAACGAGGTAGACTTAGGAACAGGGGCGGCATACAATCCTGAAGATGCACTTAGGCTATACTTCCAGACAGGTTCTGTTGTTGGCCGCTCTTACACACAAGATGGAGAGTTCAACAATGCTAGAATTCCTATCCAACCTATTTCAGGTCACTCTGGGCAGGGCAAGATGTCTTCTCTGATAGGTAGCTACAACTATTACCTGGACATGATAAGAAGTGTTACGGGTCTCAATGAGGCTAGAGATGGCTCAACGCCTGACCCCAACGCACTTGTAGGTGTTCAGAAAATGGCGGCACTAAACTCTAACACTGCCACTAGGCATATCCTTGATGGTAGCTTATCTATTATCAAGAGGCTTTCAGAGAGCCTTATGCTAAGAATATCTGATATACTTGAATATGCTCCATTCAGAGAGGAGTTCGCAATGCAAATAGGTAAGCACAGTGTTTCTATGCTTGAAGACATTCAGGACTTATACCTAAGTGATTTTGGCATATTTATTAGCATCGCTCCAGATGAAGAGCAAAGAGCTATGTTGGAGCAGAACATACAAATAGCATTAAGCTCTGGAGACATCACTCTTGAGGATGCGATTGATATTCGAGAGATAAAGAATATTAAGCTAGCCAATCAGGTTATTAAAATCAGGAGAGCAGTTCGAGAGAAGAATAGACAGAATCCTGAAATCATGAAACTTCAGATGAATCAGCAGGGGCAAATGCAGTCACAGCAACTAGCAGGACAGATAGCTGCACAGAAAATGCAGGTTCAGTCTCAGTTGAACATGCAGGAGGAACAGGCTAAGCTGCAGCTTGAAATGCAGAAAATGCAAATGGAGGCTGAGGTTAAGAGTAAACTCATGGCTGAGCAGTTTGAGTATGATATGCAGCTCAAGGGCAAGGATGATGAAAACCTAAAGAGCAGAGATGATGCAAAGGAAAAGGCTAAAGACAAAAGAGTCGATAGACAGAACACTCAGCAGTCTCAGCTTATAGACCAAAGGAAGAAGGATTTACCACCAAAAGACTTTGAAAAGCAAAAGGAGGTTGATGAAACGCCACAGGCTCCCACTCCTGCGCAGTCAATGTTGTCCGCAATGAATCAAGCAGATGGCTTTGACTTCCGCCAATTCGGGCCTCGATAAAATATAGTATATTTGCAAAAATAAAATTAAATGGAAATTAAAGTAAAAGACTTAGGAGTTGTAGAAGAAAAATCCTCTCAACAAATTGAAGAGGAGCTTTTGAAGAAACATGAAGACCAGCAACAACAGGAAGCCGAACCAGTTGTCACTGTTCAAACTCCTGAGTTAAAAGAAGAAGATGTTCTTTCATATTTAGGAAAAAGATACGGCAAAGAGATAAACTCCTTTGATGAATTAAATTCTGAAAGGTCTAAAAGTGAAGAGTTGCCAGAGGATGTTGCTGCATACTACAAGTTCAAAAAAGAAACTGGCAGGGGTCTTGAAGACTTCGTGGAATACAGCAAAAAGGTAGAAGACATCCCTGAGGACGATTTACTGAAGAAGTATTATTTAGAGACCGAGGAGGGTCTAGATAATGAGGATGTGGATTTAATTATTTCTGATAGGTTTGATAATAGTCACGATACTTTAACAGACCATGAGAAAAAGAAAAGGAGCATAGATAAAAAAAGAGAATTAGCTAAGGCAAAGAAGTTTTTAGAGGATAAGAGGAATGAGTACTTCACTAAGCTTGAGTCAAGTGATGTGAGTCCTAAAACGGAAAAGCCTAGCGAACAGGATGAAATAGCGAATAACCTTCATAAAGAGTTCCTTAAAAGAACTGATGAAGTTTTCGGAAGCGATTTCAAAGGTTTTGATTTCAACGTCGATGAAAAATCATTCACTTATAGCCCTGGTGATACTAACGAGGTAAAAGAGCAGCAGTCATCTTTATCAAATTTCTTAGAAAGATATATTGGTAATGACGGCAAAATCAACGACCCCGCTGGCTATCACAAAGCCCTTTCAGTAGCGATGAACCCTGAGCGTTTCGCTAAGTTCTTCTACGAAAAAGGGAAAGCCGATGCAATTGAAACTGATGCAAAGAGAGCCAAGAACATTAATATGGAACCTCGGCAAGCTCCTAGCTTCAATCAAGGCAGCGGATTAAAGGTAAGGTCTGTTGGAAAACAGATTGGTAAAGGTTTAAAAATAAAAAGTATAAAATAACATGGCAGGTTCATTATCTGCTGCTGGCGTTAACTTACAACCCAGTGGCGAAAGAGTTGCTCTAGCGAGTAACTATCTTACATCATCAGATTTCAACTTCTTGAATCAGTATTTACCTGATACATATGAAGCTGAATTCGAACGGTATGGCAACAGAACAGTTGCTGCATTTTTAAGAATGGTTGGTGCAGAGATGCCAACTAATTCTGATTTAATCAAGTGGTCAGAGCACAGCAGACTTCACCCGAAGTATGTTAGCTGTACAACTCCTGCAAATGCTGGTGACGCAGTTGCAACATTCACAATTGCAGATACTGGCGTTACAGACGGAGCTATCAGAGTTGGACAAACAGTTATGATTTCTAGCAACACTGCTGGGTCAACTGCTTCCAACAAAGCGATTGTTACTGGCGTTTCAGCACTTAGCCCTTCTTCGGCAAATACAGTATCAGTTGCTTACTACGAGTCTGGAGGGCAAGCAATGGCTGCTGCTGAGGTTTGTACCATCTTCGTTTATGGTTCTGAGTTCGCAAAAGGTCAAACTGGAATGGTTGGAACTGTTGAGGCTGAGCCACAAATCTTTGATAACAGCCCAATTATCCTAAAAGACAAGTACTCCGTTAACGGTTCTGACTTGGCCCAAGTAGGATGGATTGAGGTTTCTACTGAGAATGGCGCATCAGGATATCTATGGTATCTAAAATCAGAGCACGAAACTAGACTTCGTTTCGAAGACTACATGGAGACTGCAATGATTGAGGCTGTTCCTATGGAAAACTCTACTAACGCTGCTTTGGCGAAAGGGACTAAAGGTATCTTCCACGAAGTAGAAAGTAGAGGAAATGAGTGGAACGGTGGCAACCCAACTACTCTTTCTGACTTTGACACTATCATTCAGAGATTAGACAAGCAAGGTTCTATCGAGGAGAACGTGTTGTTCATCAACCGTCAGTTCTCTTTCGACATTGACGATATGCTTGCTGCTCAGAACTCTTATGGAGCAGGTGGTACTTCTTACGGATTGTTCGACAACGACGAGCAAATGGCATTGAATCTTGGATTCAGTGGGTTCCGTAGAGGGTATGACTTCTATAAGACTGACTGGAAATACTTGAACGATGCTTCTATGAGAGGCGGCATCACTGCTGGTAAAGTTAACGGACTTCTTGTTCCTGCTGGCTCTACTACTGTGTATGACCAAATCCTTGGTAAGAATGCTGTTCGTCCATTCCTTCACGTTAGATATCGCGCTTCTGAAGCAGAAGATAGACGATACAAAACTTGGATTACTGGCTCTGCTGGCGCTGCTGGCATGTCAAGTGACCTTGATGCGATGGAGGTACACTTCCTCTCTGAAAGAGCGGTATGTGTAATGGGAGCTAACAACTTCTTCATCTTCAAGGACTAATCCTTAACTAATGCGGGGGCTTCGGCCCCTGCTTTTTTAAATTAAATCAAATGAAAAAAAATAAAGTTATAGAGGACAAGGTGTACGTCCTAAAATCAAAAGCAGCACCAATAAGCTTTATATTGTCTTCACGACATACTCACAGGTCTCCGTTACTACACTTTGACGGTAAAATAAATAGACCTTTAAGGTATTCTTCAAATCAAAAGAGCCCATTCGAGGACGAGCAGGATGGTAATGTTATTCTCGAGCCAATCATTTTTGAAGATGGCTTTCTAAGAGTTCCTTCTACTAATCCTGTATTACAACAATTCATGTCTTTGCATCCAGGGAATGGTAGATTGTTTGAGGAAATAAATGAAGAGCAGGATGCTCAAGATGATGTGGAAGTATTAAACTTAGAACTCGATGCCATGGTTTCGGCAAGAGAGTTAGACATATCAACTATGGAGCGAGTGGCTAGAATCGCATTAGGTAGAAATGTTGACCTGATGACTAGTGCAGAGCTAAAGAGAGATATTCTTCTTTTTGCTAAGCAATACCCATCTGACTTCTTAGACACTATTAACGACCCAGTTCTTGAGCTTCAAGACAAGGTTGCTAAGATGTTTGAGCAGAAGCTACTTACTCTTAGAAATAAGAATAGAGATATTTATTTCAACCTATCTAATAACAAAAAGAAGCTTTTAACTGTTCCTTATGGAGAGGAGCCTAATTCGGCTGCTTTATCCTTCTTCTTGACAGAGGATGGTGAAGAAACATTAAAAACTCTTTCAAGTAAGCTGAAATAATTGTATATTTAAACGTATAGTTCATAATTTGTGTTTAGAGAGCCCTTCGGGGCTCTTTTTTATTTTGCTTATATTTGCATAGTATTTTTTTAATTACCATAAAACTTAAAACATGGAAAAATATCTTAAACTACCTGGAAACGGCAGGATAATCAAGGCTACTAATGTTACAAAAGTATTAGTATCAGGCGGAACTACTATAGATGTTCATTATAGAGGTGGCGCGAAGGTTACAATAAATCACGGAGTCGACCCAACAGCTAATATTCTAAAGCTAGAGGATGCAATTTCAACAGCTCTTGCTAGTAAATGGAACGAAGTTCTACATACTATAGAATCATTACCAGTGGCCCCTACAGGAGCACTAGCCTAACAAACAATATTTTTTTAATTACCATAAATTATCATCATGGAAAAATATCTTAAACTACCTTCAATATCAAGGTTACTCTTAGTAAACGGAATTATCAAGATTGTTAGAAGTACTACCACTCTTGTTGTTACTTATGAGGATAGCTCGACTGTAACTATAACTCACGCCGCAGCAGCAGACCCTAGACCTAACATTTCAGAATTAGAGGCTGCAATTACAGAGGTTCTTGCAACTAAGTGGGATGAGATTGTTCATCCCGTTACACTAAGTGTTGCGCCAACGGGCATATCGTAAGACATTATTGTCAATCATTAATTAGGGGTCGGTTTCGACCCCTTTTTTATTTTGTATCTTTAGCGTTATGATTAACGAAGTTAGAGAGACTGTACTCGCTATAGCGAACAAAGAGAACTTTGGATACATTGCTCCAACCGACTTTAACAGATATGCAGTTAGTGCACAGCTGGACATTTTCACACAGCTGATGTATGACTACAATCATCAAGTCAACAAGCAAAATAAAAGGACAGCCATACTTGCGGCATCAGTGGCATCAAATGATGACTTCGCTGATTTAGCTAAAAGGAAGTTGCAGGTCATTGAAAAGTTCTCTACGTCAAAGCCACTGTTTGATGGTTCTTACATTTTAACAATGCCTAGTGATTCGTATTTCCTAAATAATCTTCTTCACTATGGCGCACCAACTTTTACAGGGACTGCCACAACAGCATCTCTGTCTTTTAATCTAGAAGATACATCGGCAACGTTCACTTCAGCTGTTGAGGGGGCCCCGATATTAAATACTGCAACTAGGCAGTTTGGTTATGTGACTAGATTTGTGGACGCAAACAACATAGAGGTGTCTATAAGTGGAATGTTTGCATTAGGCAACGCATACGAAATATATCCTACGTCAAGCACAGAGATTGAGCATCAAGAAAAAAACAAGGTAAACAAGTTGCTGTCCTCTAATCTTACAGCACCATCCACGACATTCCCAGTGTTCACCATAAGTGACTTCGGGGTTACAGTATATCCAAACACTCTGGCAGCTACGGGTATTATAGTGGCTAATTATATTAGATATCCTAAAGACCCTAAGTGGACTTACGTAGGTAATAACTTCAACCAATCAGCTGCGGATTATCAGGACTTTGAACTTCCAGATTCAGAAATGCCATTGCTTATATATAAAATATTAGAGTATGCGGGCATTCAGATAAGAGAAAGTGAATTAGCTCAGTATGCGCTTGGACAAACAACTTTAGAAACTCAAGAAGATAGATAATGTCATACTTATCAGCATATCAATACTACGAAAACTCAGGGAACGCTCCTGAAGGAGCCAACTGGGGCTCATACCAATATGTCTCATTAAAAGACATTGTCAACAATTTCATGTTGATGTACGTGGGCAATAACGAATTGCTTGCAAACATACCAAGACAGAGAGTCTTGTTTCACGCCAAGAGAGCTATTCAAGAACTTAACTACGATGCTTTCAAAGAAATCAAAGCGCTAGAGCTTGACGTGTGTGAGAACTTAAGATTTGTTTTACCTCATGATTATGTGAACTGGGTTAGAATATCACTATTTAAAGATGGGGCGTTATTCCCATTGACCGAGAACATTCAGGCCAACGGAGCGAAAGCCTATCTGCAAGACAACAATTGCAATATACTTTTTGATGAAAGTGGCAATATCTTGGAGGCAGAGTCATCTGGGGTAGATTTGGCAAGAATAAATTCTACAGCTAAGACTTTATATCTAAATGAGTCTAGCCCTTTCCATAACACTATGGGGTGCTGTATTGATGGCTCTTGGTATTTTGACTATACCGTAGGAGCTAGATATGGACTAAACGCTGAGACGGCAAATGCCAACCCTACATTCAGAATAGATAAAAAGGCTGGCGTTATAAACTTCTCATCTGACATGTCTGGGCAGACGTGCTTATTAGAATATGTATCTGACGGAATGGAAGGTGGAGATGATTCTTTGGTTACAGTCAATAAGTTGTTTGAAGAGTATGTATATGCTTATATTAAGTATTCGCTTTTAAACAACAGAACAAATATTCAGAGCTATGTTATTGTCATGGCTAAAAGAGATAAGTCAGCATTGCTTAGAAATGCTAAAATAAGAATGAGCAACATACACCCTGGCAGACTTCTTATGAGCCTGAGGGGGCAACATAAAACAATTAAATGAAGCTAATTAGAAGTTTTGAGAAGGGCTACATGAACAAGTCCTTCAATAACAGGATACTACCTAAGGGTGAATACTCTGATGCCACTAACGTATCGGTATCTTCTGACGACCAGGCTATTGGTCTTGTGGAAGAGGCTGATGGCAATAAGAGACTTTCTGCTATTAGATTTAATGGTGTTCGAGCTTCATTGTTCGCAGAGTGTATAGGAGCGCTTACCGACGATGCTGAGGAAACTATATACTGGTTTGTACATGACCCAGGAGGGGTGAATGCTGCAGGAGCCACTGCACCTGCTCTAGACTATATTGTTTCATACAACATGGTTGAGCTAAGACTAGTATATCATGTAGTCAGCGCTAGCGTTCTTAACTTCAGCCTGAAACATAGAATAAATGGCGTAGATAAGATTGACGACTTACTGTTCTTTACGGATAACCTTAATCCACCCAGAAAGATTAACGTCAACAGGAACTACGCATTCCCTACGGGCTCTCCACTAGTAGATGTAATAACTCAAGACGATGTTAATGTTATTGTCAAGCCACCTGCCTGCGCTCCAGGCGTAGTGCCATTCGACAACGGGAGTGAAGAAAACTTTATGGAGGATAAGTTTTTATCCTTTGCATACAGGTATAGATATCAGGACGGAGAGTATAGTGCACTGTCAGCCTTTTCTGAAGTGGCTTTTGATGCTAGGAAGTTCGAATTAGAGGGAGGTAACTATGACAACCTAGGGATGCTCAACAAATACAACTCAGCTAGAGTCACCGTAGACACAGGCCCTTCTAGGGTTATTGGCTTTGACGTTGTATTTAAGTTAAGTGATTCAACGATTATAAATGTTATTGAGCGAGTAGATAAGAACAAGTCTCTTATCGCTGACAATGTAGACTACACTCTAACGTTTGACAATAGTAAAATATATACTGTCCTTCCAACAGGAGAAATAAACAGGATATTCGACAACGTTCCACTCACGGCTAAGGCTCAGACCATTATGGGCAACAGGCTTATCTATGGCAACTACGAGGAGGGGAGAGACCTTGTGGATGTGGATGACCAGCCTATAAGTTTAGACTACAATGTAGAGTTAAATTCAGAGCAAGTAAACTCTGACGAGGTTGAGGGTGTGACATCATCATTCACTTACACCTCATTGGGTGGAGGCTCCTCCACGGCAACTGCTACATTCTCTATACCTTCAAGCAGATTGGTGTCTGGAACGGAGATGGCTTTTGAGATAGCCTACGAGGGAGACTCATTCGCAGGGACGGATGCGCCATCTTCAAATCACCCATCAAGCGTAATAAACTTCTCCTTTAAACTTCATAGAGACTTCTCCTCTGTAGCTGATTTAGTTCTTGCACCAGATGGGTTAAGTACTGCCACAGGTACGGGGTCTTCAGGGTCACACCCAATCGTTGCGCCAATAGCTTCAGGCTCATGTGACAGTCCATTGGGAACAGACAGGTATAATTGTGATATAAGAAACAACAACCCAGCCACTCACACGCTGCAAGGGACGGGAACATCGGCTGTGAATCAACCACTCAAACTGGAGTACTCAGGGTCAGACCTTAAAATAACTATCCTAGCAGTTCAAAGACAGAACATATCCACTACTAATGTATCATATGAATACATGGATATAACTAGGGCTACGGTAGACCTATCTATAGGTCAGGCCTTCAGAAGTCTTCACAGCAATAGGGATTATGACGTAGGGATTGTATACCTAGATGAATACAACAGGTCATCAACTGTTCTTATCAGTAGAGCGAACACCGTGTATATCCCGCCTGAAAACTCAATAACAAAGAACACGCTGAAGGTAAACATACCTACAACTCAAAAGCCCCCCAAGTGGGCTAAGAGCTATAAGTTTTTTGTCAAGCCGTCGGGTGGGGCATATGAGACTATATACTCAAACATATTCTATCAGCATCCTGAGACAAAGATTAATTACTTCAAACTAGAGGGTAACAACCAAACAAAGATGGCTGATGATGAGACATTAATAATAAAGGCTGATGCTTCAGGGCCTTTAGATGTTTTAGAAGAAGCCACTGTTATAGATATTGAGGCGCAAGAAAGAAACTTCTTGCAGGATGCAGGGCTAGCGGGAACTCAGTTTGGAGGATTATATATGGCTATGGACCCTGGAGGGTTTGACACATCTACATCAATAGAGGTCAAGACTCAGGGCACAATTAAAAAGTCTACAGATAAAAGAGGCGTAGTTAATGACAACTATGACATTCCTGGGTTTGACGATGTGGTAACAGGAAGTACTGTTTGGGAGTCAACTCCTTATGTCAGATATCCATTATTTAACGTAACAGACTCTTCGGGCGCTCCTGCAGACCCTGTTCAGGTAGAAAATTTCAATGTGCCTCAAGGTGCTAGAGTAAGAATAGAGTTTGAGTTTAGAAGAAAACAAAAAACTAGCAACAAGGGGTCTAAACTTTACAAATTCGATAGGGAGTTTGTATCTAATGACGACTACAATAACCTCTACGACTTCTGGGTGGGAGAGTCTATATCTAATTATATAGATGACCCAGCTCAGTTCGATACATCTTCAAACGTGCCAACTAGGGTGGAGTACTTTAACACGGTGGCTGATGTTGCTACTGTAGATAGCAGGACAACACTAGAGCCTAAGACATTTGCAACGCCAGGGGATGAAGAAGTTTTAAGTTATCATGGGTTTGGGTCTAACGTGTCTGGATTTAATATCACTAATATATTGGATGACTTGGAAAGAAGCGCAGACAAGAACCTGATTCAGTTCTATAGAGTTCCTGCGAGTATCGCAACCAATGCTCCATCAGAGGATGTTTATTGGCTTGCCATGAGGTCAGGTGCTATGGGGTATGATGGCATTCGGGGGGGCAACAAGTCGGTAGCAAAGATTAAGATTGAAATATTCACGTCTAAATCTACTATGATTTTTGAGACTAGGCCGAAGGATATTAGCGACGAGTTATACTACGAGACTAGTCAGTGCTTTGACATCATTGAAGATGCAGGCGACCTGTTTCATGCAGGTAATACGCAAAATCAAAGTGCATCACAAAAGGCTATATGCGACTTGACAGTATTTAATTGCTACGCTTTCGGAAATGGAGCGGAGAGTTTCAGAGTGAGAGACCGAACTAGCACAAAAGAATTCCAAATAGGGGAGCGAGCGAACGCTGTGGCCAACCAAGATTATAAGAACATACGACGATTCGCATCGCTAACCTATAGTGGCATATACAACGAAGACACTAACCTAAACAGGCTGAACGAGTTCAATCTGGGGCTTGCCAACTTCAAGGACTTGGAGAAGATGTATGGTACAATAGAGGTTATTGATGGAAGGCAGACAGATATTCTTGTGTTGCAAGAAGACAGGGTGTCATATGTACTAGCTGGCAAGAACCTACTATCAGATGCTGCAGGGGGTGGAGATATTGCATCTATACCTGAAGTATTAGGAACTCAGATTGCAAGAATGGAGGAGTATGGCATTAGCAAGAATCCTGAGAGTTACGATGTTTATGGGCCTGCTAAGTTCTTTACCGATGTTAAGAGAGGTTCTGTTATACAAATAAATGGCTCTTCATACAGTGACGAGCAAATGCTTATCTCATCTGAAAAGTTCATGACTGACTTCTTTAGAGATGAGTTCTCTACAATGGGTCAGTACACGCAGAAGCTTGGAGGTTATGATGCCAATATTGATGAGTACATATTGTTTGCTAGCAAAAAAGCTTTACCAAGAGACCCTGTTATACAGCCTTGCGACTATGAGTACACAGAAGGAAGTGAACAGCCTGACTCAGCCAAGAGCCTAACCATAGACCTAGGCGAAGCAACAGGTACTGTTCAAGTAAACTTTGGCATAGACTCTATAGTTAGAAAGCAAATGGAGGGCACTATCAAGTTGGCTTCTGAAAATAAAACTACAGGGCAGACAACGTCTACGAGTAATAACAAGCTCATAGATAATAACGCCACGTTTACATCCACTGTAGCGCCAGGAGACCAAGTGTTTAGAGGAAATGAATTGAGACCATACAATGTGAACTCTGTTGACTCCGACACTCAACTTACACTTAACGTATACTCTAACAGTCAGTTCAAGGCCAACGAAAATTATATAATTAAGGGGGCTACAGAAGCTAAGACGGTTATAGACGAGTCTAAAGACTTCACTACACTTAGCGCTTCCTTGGCTAACTACAGGCTTAGAAATAAAACCAATGGCCAGGAGGTGGCTATAGATACAGTTGTGTCAGCCACTAAGATTGTTGTCCATGACCCTGTAATTACGGATGGTGTTGCTTACGATATTGTAGACACAACAAATGGAAGTGTCACTCCAACTATAACTTGGAATGGAGTTGTTCAGGGAGGAAGTGGAGCAGCTATATCTACTAGTAAAGCGTTCTCCTTTAACAAGACAACTAAAACGCCAACGGTAGCTGATTTAGACATTTCTGTTCCTGTAAACGACCTGGTTACATACAGGGTGTTTGTGCCTTGTCCTCAGAATGACCAAGTAGAGGTCAGGAGGTTTGTTATTACAACTCCTGCGCAGGCGGGGCTATTTACAGACTTTGGGCATGGAACAGGAACAGGTGCAGATATCCCTTACAATGCCATAAACAGTGTTTTTGAGGTTGGCTCAAACAACATAGTTTCACACTATTCTGTTATTGAGGGAACTAAAGGTGTAGACCCAGTACCTGATGATGGTGAGACTGTAACTATGGCGGTTCTAGAGCCACCATCTAATGGCAAACCATCAATATCATCTCCTCAGTTTAACTTTGTGCCTAATGGCATAGACCCTGCTCAGAATGGGCATAGAATGATGTTCTTGTTGTCTGCAACAGATTACAATGCAACGTCTAGTCAAGCAGACCTGGTGGCGATGATGAGTGCCGCAGCCTCTGGAGGTGGGGTGACAGGTGGGGTATTGACACCATCTTCTTCCGCACTATTCTCAGGCACGACAGGCTCGTTTACTTATAACAACCCAACAAATCTTAAGCTGTATTTGATTTGGGATTTGAGAGACATATTTACCATGAGCTTAGGATTTAGTTCTAGCTCTGCATCAAATGCGTGTATAGCTGGAGGCTCAACATATTATACTGACTCTAGGTACATTATACCTGGTAATACTCCTACTTCCATACCTGCTGGAGTTCAGTACAATCCTAGTAGGCTTGCTAAGAACATATGGACAAACACAGATTTGACAAGTGCGGCAGCTGATGGATTTTACAAGGATTTAGGTGTTACTCAACTTACAGGACACGTTCTTGCTTTAGTACAGAATGGTGTATATTCGGATAGGAACATAGCTATGGCCCCTATAATTGATTCAAATAATACATCACTTTACGTATGCTAATAAGAAAAGGAGACACAGGAGAAGAAGTAAGACAGATTCAGCGAGAACTCGACATTGAGGCTGATGGCATATTTGGCCCTGTAACGGAGGCTGAGGTCATGAGGTTTCAGCGAGAAGAAGATTTGGATGTCGATGGTATTGTAGGCCCTATAACATGGGCGATGCTGTTTGGCCTTACTACAGATAGGCAGGAGACAATAGGGGGCACTCACGATATAGTTATCAATAACCACTTTCTACCTAGAGGTGAATACTTGGATGGCCCTACAAAGAAGGAGTGGCTATTTATTCACCACACAGCAGGATGGCAGAACCCATACAGAACTGTGAACAATTGGGCTAGAGATTCTAGGGGGCGAATTGCAACCGAGTTCCTTGTTGGAGGCCCATCAATATTCAATACAGATTTTGAGCACGACGGAGAGATTGTTAGATGTATTCCTGACGGTGGATATGCGTGGCATTTAGGAAAAAATGGGAAGCACAAAATGCATACAAACAGTGTAGGCATCGAGGTGTGCAACTTCGGATACCTAAAGAATGGCAAGACATACGCTGGGCATACTGTTCACGATGAACAGGTGGTTGAGCTTGACAAGCCATTCAAGGGATACAAGTTTTGGCATAAATACTCTGACGCTCAGATTGAGTCTCTTAGAGAGCTGATTCTTTATATAGCAGAGAGAGACAATATAAACGTCAGGGAGGGTCTTCCTGCCCTTATAAAAGAAAAAGGGGCTGATGCCTTCGAATGGAATCAGGACGCTTATTACGGGCTTGTTAAGGGCCTTTGGTCGCATTCTAACACCAATAAGGGTAAGAGTGACATGTTCCCTCAAGAAGAATTACTAACCATGTTAACAGAACTATAATGCCATTTACAGCAGCATACTCGCCCAAGATACAGGGATGGTCAACATTCTACTCATACAAGCCTGAAAAGGCCATAAGTATGAACAATGACTTCTTTACGTTTAAAGGAGGCAACCTGTACCTACACCACGACAAGACCGTGAGGAGGGTTGATGATGCTGGGAATGTTACTGAAACTCAGTTTTCACCAAGTAAGTGCACATACTACGCTGAGCACCTAAACGAAGTATTTGTGAATCAACCTGCGGCTATAGACTTGCTGACTCCAGACCTAGGGTATGTTCAGGCTAGCATATCATCCACGTTTAATGATGGGCCGTTAGATAACAAGCTGTTTAAGACAATAGAGATAGAGGGCGACAGGCCATCACTAACGCTTACCACACAGGGTGACGTTGGGTTCGTTTCTGAGTACGTTACAAAAGAGAACACACACTACGCATACATTAGGGGAGATGTAAGCGGGTCGTTTGACCTTAGATACACCAAAGGTGTGGGTGTTATTCCTCAGGACTCGGTGCTGCAATCTGGAGGGTATCCTCCGACGCAAACAGCCATAGAGACCTCTGGCTTGGAGCATATTTCAGCAACACATAGATACGTTTTCCCTCTTACTCACGAGTTTGATGGAATGATAAATCAAGGATACTCAACAAGTGCAGCGGGAGGAGACCTTATTCATGGGCCTTTTGGTGTTTTTGGGCAGGTTGTTAACATCATAGATAGATTTGACTTCAAGGCAATCGAAGTGGTAGAGCTAGACCCGTCGCAGCCTGGATTACTTCCAACAAATGGAGACTATCTTCGAGTTGTAAAAGACAATACTGTGGAATCTTTAGGACTTAGAGGCACATATATGGACTTCACAATGGGATTTAGTGGGTCTATATTTACAATAGGGACTGAAGCTGTTAAGAGTTTCGCTTAATTTTGGTATCTTTAATGGTAAAGTTATAGCCTATGGACCCGTTTACACTTGCCGCAGGAGCGGTAAATATAGGAGGTATGATTGCTAGCACATTCGGTGCTAAAGCTCAGCAGAGAATAATCTCCAAAACCACCAAATCCCTAAAAGAAAGCGTTAAAGAACAAGAGTCATTAGCCAATATATTACGAACAGAAGAGCTAAGGACTAGAACTGGCATTACTGATGAGGTTGCGGGTCGAATGTTAGCCGCTCAAGAAATGGGAACAAAAGGCCTCCAAGAGGCTGGAGCGAGAGCGGTGTTAGGGGGCGCAACTGCACAGGCTCAAGCCACTCTAGGCAATATGCTTGGGCTACGTCAGAATCTTATCGACCAGGAGCAGGCTAGACAGCAGGCTGTGGTTCAAGACAAGCAGAGAAGAGACCAAACTCTTGGAGCTATAGCTCAGCAGGAGGCAATAGGAGCTAGAGAGGCTCAAGCCGAAGCAGCAGCAGCCAAGGCTGGAATGATTCAAAGCGCAGTAGGGGCGGGCTCTCAAATTGTTGGAGCAGCACTGAAAAATATACCGCTATATCAGAAGGGTCGCCAAGGTAGACTTGCTGAAAAAGCAATGACTAAGTTTGATGAAGCAGGAAGACCGCAAGAGGTTTTAGACGATTTGCAGTCTAGGGGGCTATATAGTCCTACAGCAGAGGGAGGATTTAATCAAGCATCTTTCCTTGACGCTCTCAGCAAGACGGGCTCAAAGAAACTAAAAGAATTTCTTGACGCTGGAGAAGGTGATGCTCTAACTGGCCTTATAACAGGATATGGAGCGAAGGGTATTAATACATCTGATTTGTTTGGAGAGACTTCGGATGCTGAAGAAGGAGGAAAAGGTGATTTTGGGGAGTTCCTAAATGAATTATACAAGCAATTTCAAGAAACAAAAACCGTAGGAGGAAGCTAATGTCATATTACGGATATAAAAGAGGTACTACGCCAAGAGTAGACTATGGTGCGCTAGCTCAGCAGTTTAGCCTAGGGCTAATGCAGGAGAAAGCAAATAGAGACCAGCAGAAAGCTGACATTGCTAAGGCTCAGCGCAAGGAGTACGCCAACCTAGAGAGTAAATACTTAGGCCCTGAGCGTAGTTTGAATCAAGACATGATTAACGTGACTGAGCAGGCTAAGCAGGCATACCTTCAAAGTGTTCGCCTTATGCGTAGAGGGCTTATATCACCAAGTAATGCCAGAGTGGGTCAGCAAAGGCTAACAGACTCGTTTAAGCTTTTCGGTCAGAACTTCAAAATGAGAGCCGAGGAGTACGAGGAGATGGTTGTCAATAGAGAGGGAAGTATCAGCGATGACGTGATTCAAAATGAAAAGTTTCAGTTTGGAGACTCTAGGAAGTGGGTTCCTGTTGTCGATGGCTCTGACCTTACGAATATGCGAGTCGTACTTGCAAAGAGAGATGAAAATGGCAACCCAATACCTGGAACAGCCGTTGACATGGCATGGATGAACAATCTAGGGAAAGACAAGCACGATGCGTTTGATATAGCAGAGGCAGCAGGGAAGATAGGAGAGTTATCTAGCACTATAAAGTCAATAAAAGAAAGCACAGCTATTCAAGTAACTGGCGGAGCGCAAGTGGTTATAACGTCTGAGGACTACTATAAGGTCGGAACAGATGTCAATGTATTTTTTGACGCTTATGAAAGCGCACTGAAAAATGAGCCAGGAGGGTTTGCGGCTCTTGAGGAGATAAGCCCAGACTTTTCAAACGGAACAGATTCATTAAGCACAGAGGCTATAGCATATTACACTATGTACAAGGCCATAGAGGGCAAGTTCACTGAGTATGACGACAGAGATGTATCTCACATACTGGCTAATATTTCTGGCCTAAATTACACAGCCAATATGGACGTTTTTGACTCTAGAGATGAGGCTCAAGCGGCTTATGATGAGATGGCTAAAACAGATGAGACCCAAGCAGAAATTGAAAAGCTTGAGGCTGAGATAGAGGAAAAAAGACAAGCCTCAAGAGCAGCACCATTCTTAGGAGCTGGCGTAGACATTTTGCAAAAAAGGTTAGATGGCTTAAGAGACGGTAGCATAATGTTGCAAGACGCATTAGTCACTGAAATACAATATTACTACGACGACAAGGGCGATGTTCAGCCGCTTATCACCGACGACATGAAAGACATCGCCAAGATAGATTTCATTCAAAGAACTCAGGGTACAAAAAACTGGGTTCAGAGCGGAACTAAATTTATTAAGCCTAGTACCCGTGGTGGTAGCAGTAACCAAATATCAACAAACATCCCAATGTTTACACACTGGGCGAACGCTCACCTAGGAACAACTCAGCAAATCACTGAAAGGGGGTTAAGTGGCCTTGGGTTAAACCTTAATGTAAATACGGCAAGAAGAGGTACTGATGGTACATTAACTCTAGGAGGCAAGGACTACGGTTACATATCAGGAACTGTTGAAGAGTTGACAGATATTATTATTGGAGAAATGAAGGCTGCTAAGCAGCTTACTCAAGGAGCAACAGATGATTGGGACAACGACGAGCCTGGTGTAAGAGAAAGATATCGACGTGTTATTAGGCAGGGGTTAGCTGATGGGACATTTAGCACTGACTTATCTAACTTAAATAGCTACTCTATTCAGCCTGCTGGCACAACTACGTCAGCTGTAGGCTCAGGAGGGGTTGGCGTTAGCACTAATCTCGTTGCATATGGCGGACCTTTCTCAAGTCAAGTTGGCTATATTGGGGCGTTTGCTGACATAGTCTCAGCCACAAGTCCTAATAATACTGCCAGAGCGACTCTTCAAAACCAGATTGAAAAATTTGGAGGCAACTTATTGCAGTGGGCAAATGGCGAAACAGGAACTATAAATTCATCTGGGCGCAGCATCGCTAACACAATAAAGTCTCAAACTAGCGTTCAATACGCAAGCGGTGGAGACATACTAGTAGTAAGAATTGGTGGGGACTCAATTCAGTTGAGAACGGATGATGCTAACCAAATGAAAGATGATTTCGAAGACTTTATGAATGGTGTTTTATCTAGAATACAATGATAGAAAAGAACTCAATATTTGAAAATGAAATGTTCCCTGGGGATGATGTTGTGCCTGGTGATGAAACCACAGGAGGGGAAACAGGGGGTGAAGTAAATATTTCTGTAGCAATGGAGTCGGTAGCTCCTATGGGGCGAGTTGGCTTGCCTAACGATATATCTGGGCTACCAGACTCAAGTAAACTAATACTTGTTGGTGAGCAGATTCCATTCTATGACGGAGAGCTGGCCAAAAATCTCATATTTGGGAACGTAGGCTTAGAAGACTTAACAAGTAGAGATGTTAATATATCAGTAGCCACAGAGGAGGGTCTACTTTCGGGTGAAACTAAAGACATAAAAATACCCGCCAGTGAATGGGGTCCTACAATGCAGACCACTATCAATGCCGCTTCTGAAGCAACGGGAATACCTGTGGGTGTTTTCACAAGAAATTTAGGGCTAGAGGGGGGAGCTAAATCAGCAACTACTGAGGGTGTAAATGTAATGACATACAACAAGGATGACATCAATTCTATGTACGTGTCGTTGCCAGACCCTATCACTGCAACAATAGCGGCTCAAAATGCCAATAACCTGATTCAAACTTCTTTTGGAGAAGGTCAGGAGTTCAAGGTATACCCTTCCGTATCAAGGGGGTTTAGCGGAGAGCAGATAATGTCAAAAACATCTGAAGAGATGTTCAACGACCTTTACACCTTTATGCCATTCATGCCAAACAATCAGAAGCAGGAGGTGATAGATATGTTTTTGCAGGCTTCAGACACTGACAAGATAACCATATATAAAGAGCTATTTAGTCTGGAGTCATATAGCGAGACTACAGACATGTATGAGAGTCTTGACGACTTTGCTTATCCACTTCACAGCGCTGTTGTCGAAGCGGGTGTAAGGTTTGACCAGCAAATGTCTACCGAGCTAAACACCATGAAGGGGGCAATAGAAAAGGGCCTTCCAGTAAATGAGAAAAGCCTATTGTACAACATATATGGCATGTACGATTTTGAGCCCATTCTCCCTCCCGACCAAGTATCTCAAGGGCTAGACCCTGAGAGTGCAGGGTATCCTACTCAGCCCATGCTTATTCCAGACCAAGAGGCGGGAACTACCCCTACTGGGCAACCTGGGCAGGTAACTAAGGAGGAGGTGAAGGAAATGGTTGTTAGACCAGAATCTGCTCAAGAGCAAGGTTCGGGCACCCCATCTTTTTTACCTAAAGACCTCAATGGGTATTCGATAGATGAGGTTGAATATATGAAGGCCAGAAGGGAGTTCATATCTGACTTTCTTACTCCAATGTACGGAGAGCAGTGGAGGAAAGCATTTAACAATGAGACTAAGACAATGACCGCTTTGGCTCAGTTAGATAAAGATGCAAAGGCTTCTGGTAAAACAAGAGAAGAGGTTCTTAATGAGTATGTTGGCTTTGTTCTACCAAGCATAGACCCTGAGCAATTTGGTGATGGGAAGTCTGCAATTCCAAGTTTCAATGTGCCTGGCTTAAAAAGCTATAGCCCTTCTAGAGAGTACTATTTAAGAAATCTAGATGAAGGTGTGATTCAGGACCTTAGAAAAAACATGAACATGTACCAAACCTTAGTAACATCTGAGGGGGGTATATTCAGAAAGAGAGACCTATCAACTGACGAGGCTTATGAATTAGCCAAGTCAACCACAGCGGGGATACAGGGTTTTGATATAAATGAAGATGGAGTAGTTGAAGACAGTGAGATAAGAGTAGCGATATCATCCTACCAAGATGCTTATGTCAGTGAGCTAAACTACTTAAAGTTTCAAATAGAGAACAACACCAACTTAGCGATAGCATCGGTTGTCATGACTGATAACGTAGACCTGGTTGACAAGGGGCTTTTAGTACCGTTGGAAGTTGGGGGTGTTAAGTACAATGTAACTCCAAGGCAATTGCAGATGTTTGGCTACTTTAGTCAGCAAGCAGACAATTACTCAAAAAGACTATTAACGATAGGAGATGTTCCTGGTGGGAACATTATGACCGACCTAATGAATATCAGGTACAAAGACCAGATGGCGTTGGACGAATGGGCAAGAGAGAACCCTGCCTTAGCTTTATTTTCTTTTGCTATGGAGGGTATTACGGCAGGCTCGTTTGGAACTGTAGGGGGCGCTATGTCAGCAATGAATAGTGGAACGGCTCTACTTGTTGATGTATTAGACTTTTTAACTCTTGACAATATTGACGGGCTTGAAGGTCTGCGTAATAGCCTTTACGCTGACGCGAAGGGGTTTGCTGACCTTAGTAAAAGAGAGGCTGAGGCAACTCCTTACCAGGGCATGGGTAAATACATGACTAATTATTTCGGGCAATATGCGGCACTAACAGACAAAGCTGGTAATGACCTAGGACTTGTTGTGGATAGTAGAGGGTATTTAGTGGATGCCGAAACAGCAGCTGAATGGAGGAATCAATTTAGCGATGAGCAGTACAAGGAGATTTTATCTACTTCTGAGTATGAGAGGTCTGCGGTAGGTATATTCACTACAGGCCTTAGAACAGGTACAGAAATAGCAATGGCTATTGGCATACCTACAGCAACGTATCCTATAATATTTAGCCAGTCCTACGGAAGAACATATGGTGAGCTTATTGACATGGGTGTAACTGAGAATGCCGCAGCCGCTACAGCAATATTTACCTCTCTTCTTACGGTGGGTAGTGCCAAAGTGTTAGGGGTTGAGGGTCTCATAAAAGGAGACAATTTAATTGCCAAAGGGGTGCAAAAAGTATTAGGCCAATATGGTGACGATGTCATAGCTAACATCAACAGGCTTGATGCTAAAACAATAGCAGGAATAAGCACAGAAATAATGGCTCACTATGGTATAAGCGTTACTGCTGAAACTACACAGGAGCTTTTTGACCAAATACAAAAGAATTTTGCTAAGTTCTTACTGACTGGAGAGGGAGATATTTTAGTAGATTCAGAGCAAGCGCTTGACATTACAATCCTATCCACCATTTTTGGCGCAGGGGGTGCTAAATTAACGCAACCAGACAGGAGTAATGTATTCTATGATTACTTTGTGTCTTTGGCTAAAACACCCAACAAGCTGCAGTCGTTACTAGAAAGAGGGGTTCAAGAAGGGAGTATAACTCAAGAGCAGGCAAATGTCGCCATGATTGATGCCGAGAATGTTATTAAGTCAGGCAAGGGACTTGAGTTTGTTCAGACAGATGTTAGATATGAGCTTATTCTTTCTCAGATGCAGATTAACAATGATATGGCTGAAGTGGCTAAGATGGAAGACTCTGAGCTGAAAAATGAAAAGATGGCTGAGCTTGAACAAGCTCAAGAGAATCTTAACGAAAGAAAAGCGGATGCTTTAGAGTATAACACTCTAAGAGAGTACACTTTTGACGACCCTAGCATCTTGCCGTCTACTATTTCTGACCGTGCCACAAAGGTGAACGAGGACGGGTCTGTAACAGTGGTGGCCACCTTAGCAGAGATATTCTTTAATCAAGGCAACCAAATAAACTTAACTGTTAAGTCTCCTAGACAAAGTGATATGGAGATTGCAGAAGGAGCTGAAGCTGCTCGTTCGTATACTGCAAGAAGCAGTACAGGTGCTAAAATTGAGGTTGAGGGTGGTAACGCCAAGGTGACTGTTCAGGAGAGCCTAAGAGTAGAGGGTGGTGCAATAGTTGATGTGTACAACAAGGATGATAAACTAATATTTACGGTCAAGGCTGATGCTGATGGGGTGGCGAACATTCCTCTGGAGACGCTTAATGACGGGTCATATTCTGTTCGTGTTGTTGGACAATACGACCTAGACCTTAAAATTCTTGAAGATATAGCTGAGGATGTTAAAACCGATGTTGTGCCTCAAGGTAAAACAGAGGCTCAAATAGCGTCAGACTATCAGGCTGCATCGAATCAAAGAGCTGTTGATATGGCATCTGCCACAGGAGTGCCTGTAGTGGAGCTTACCGATGCGGAGTACAATACTATAGTTCCAGCTATGATGGCTGAGCAGGGAGTAGATGCTCCTACAAAATACAAGCCAGAAGAGACATCTGCTATGGTTATAGGTGGGACAATATATATCAATGAAAATAAGCTCCCTTCAATGCCTACAGCAAGACTGATGGAGGAGTTTGCTCACTATGCTTTGACAACTGGTAATGCTTTGACGGGGGCCGATGGCAATCCCGTGAGTGTGAATTTTGATGGTCTGATTGATATTCTTAGCGGAGACCCTGCGTTTGATAATATAATGTCACCAGAAAATGTTCAGCGAATTCAAGAGCTGTATGACGAGGGTAATGTTTCTAGTGAAACAATAGCTGCATTTTTAGGAGACCTAGCGACATCTTTTGAGACGCTTAGCACAGAGACAAAGTCAACAGTCTTTAGTAAGCTTATAAAACCATTTAGGGATTTAGTATCTCCTAATACCACCACTGTGGGAGTGGATGGGAGTATAGAAATTAAGGACGACTCAGCTATCCCTATAAGAACTGATGAAGACATAAAAGGCGCTATTCAGAATATAGCAGACATGATAAGCAATGGTGGCATTATACCAGCTGCTGATTTTGCTGCAGAGACGCTACCGACTACAGAAGGGACAGGCCCTCAGGCTGATGCCAGTATCGACAATACAGGAAGGCTTAACAATGAGATAAACCAAGGTAGAATCAATTCTGAAAACATAGATGAGATTCAGAATGCACTATCTGAAGACTTAAGAGATAGCAGTGATTTAACTACTCTTAGAGAGAATTTCGCAGCTGATGCCCTAAGAGACCCTGCAAATGTTGACACATACTTCGAGGCATATAAAGAAAGCAAGGCAGGGATTGAGGCGGAGCAAGATGCTGTCGCTACCCCTGAAGAAAGAGCAGAGGCTTCAAGGAACGCAGACATAGCTCTGGCTAATCTTAAGGATGGCAATGTTCAGGGGGCAATCGAGGCCGCCAACGAGGCTCTAGATTTAAACCCCAATAGTGCCAATGGACAGGCGATGCTAGATATTGGTACAGCTGCTGTCATAAGGGATATGCAAGACAACGGAGCTAGCAACAGTGAGATAGCAGAAGAGCTTTCAAATCCAAAGTATGACAGGTCAGACGTTGCTAAAAGAGCGATAGATGAAATGTCTGGTAAAGCATCCGATACGACTCCTCAGGATACTGACCAAGAGGCAATGCCTGAGCAGGAGCCTCAACAACCTGAGCAGGACCCTGAACAGTTTGAGGAGACTCCTGAACCAGCAGGCGATGTTTCTGTGCTTAGAACTAGAGAGTTGCTAGCCCAGCTAAACAACCCTGAGTTCTTGGATAATATATCTAATCCTATTACAAAGCAGTTTTTGATGGATGTCATAAGGGACTTCACTAATGTTCCAAATGATAAGCTAGCTCAGATGGGAGAACAAAGAATGGCTGAGCTAAACGGAGCACTTGCTCAAGCACTAGATGGGGATTTCCACCCTATATACGGCACACACATATCATCTATGGCATTTATAAGTGCTAAGCAGATAGAGTCTGTAGTTGATAATCTTCCTAAGCTTACTGCCGACAAGTTGCTTCTTGTAAGAACAGAGCTTGCGACCCTTGTATCGTCAACTACTAAGCAGATAATGGGCGCGAACGATGCCAATCAGATGCTAGACAAGATGAGGCGAATGCGTGCTACATTGATTGATATAGCTGTTGGTAACGGAGGCAAGACAGACTTCAAAGATGCGTTCATCCAGCCTTTTATAACGAGCACCTCAAAATTCTTAGAGAACTACTACAGAATGAGAGACGATGCTGAGGCGGCTATGAAGCCTATCTTAAGACGCAAAGGGGCTTGGAGTCTTTTATCTAGCAACAAAGAGGTAATGTCAAGAATGAGAATTATGCTTTCTCTTCTTCAGCAAGAATACTTGGCAAACCCAGAATCAAAACAAGTTGCAACAGCACTTGAGTATGTTGAGTCTACTATAGAAAACTTCGGAGATAACGCTAGGTTAAACAAACACGACTTGAGACTTCTGCAGAAGTTAAGAGATGAGCTCAAGACAACAGAAAACAGGACAGGGGTGTTTGATACTGATGCCACTTTTGAGCAACAGCTTTCAGAATTCCTGAACAAAAAAGAGATGGAGGCTTTCCTTGGAATGTCTGAGCAGTTCAATAAGCTTGGCGACTATCATGACTTCATCAGTACGGTTATTGAGGGTGAAGCGCCAGGCGGATTTGTTTCTTATGTTCATCACAGTGCTTTGATTAACCCTAAGCCTGAGCTAAGTAACGATGCTTCTGGCAGGATGCAGGAGATTTATAACAACTCTGCGCCTAAGCAAGCTAAGGCAGAGATGGAAAGAACCGAGGGAACGCCTAGTTTAATATTTGACCCGCTATACTCTTTTGGGGTGGCATCAAAAGAATTGGCAGCCTATGCATTTATGCATTCTGCTGTAGAAAGAAACAACCAAATACAAAATCAGTTCAACAAAGATGGGTATGGAACTGATGGTATTATTCGCTCCGTCAAGCAGTATATGAATTCATATGTCAATACTGTTCTTAACAAGGTGTCAGCCGCTGACATGACTACTGGCCCACTATCTAATCTGAAAGCCATAGCATACAGAGGAGCACTAACAAACGTTAATAGGGGGGCTGACTTTGTAGGTAACGCTGCCCTCGGACTTATTTATGCCGACGTTGCGTTAAGTGGCGCTAGGCATCATGCAGTAATTAGGTCCTCAAATGGCATGAGCATGGAGAACGTATTGCTGAACATACAGTCTGGTATGATGGAGAGGTTGCTAGGTAGAACAAGTACAGGTACTACAAGGGGGCAATACGGAAATAAGCTTTCTAATGACATTTTGAATGCTCAGTCTGGATATAGAAACATTATGGAGACTATCCTAAAGATTGGGACTTCTCCTCTTAGAATAGGTTCAGACGTAATAGGAAAGGTAGCTGACAGGATTATTACCGCTCCAGAGGACTCAATGAAGTATAGCTTATACCTTGGGTCTTTTGCTAAGGAGTTTAAAAAGCTTACTGGGGAATCACCAGATTTTGCTAGAATATCTGCAAACGACACGGAGTACATGACCGAGTACGCCAGCGCCATTGAGCAGTCTAGATTAGCGGCTGATGAATTCGGAACTGCATTCATGACTAATATCACATCAATGGCAGACCTCCGATTAAGAACATCTGCTATAGATGAGACATTAAAGAATGGAGGTCCGTTGGCTCAGGCTTACGCTAAGATGGCAGACAGTGAAGCATTCAGAGGGATTATGTATGTGTTTAGCTCATTCCAAATGAATGATGCTGACACTCAAAGGAAAGCTCTTTCAGATATGGTGAGAGATGGTAAGGTGAGTCCATTCGATGCTGCAAGATTATATGCAGCTGTGCACGGAAGACAAATAGCTTACTACTCATCAATACCGTTTTTCCAGTCAATGTTGAGAGACCTATATGATGATGAGGATAGAATCCCTAGTCGTGATGAGGTCTTAGGGATTGGTCCAGGTGGTGGAGATAGATACTGGTGGAGAAGCGGAGACCTTGATGTCTACTATGACGAAGCAAAGAATGGGCTTGAAAGAGGACTGTTTAGCTCTTTAGGTATATTTGATGCCAACGGGCTTACTGCTCAATTTGGTAGCTTGGCCTATGAGAAGACCATGGGGTGGATGGGATTCGGAGATGTAGAGACGGGTCTTGAATATACTGATAGACTTGGATACGCAAATCAAATATTAAGGTCAATGATGTTTGATGGAGCTGGTAATGAGTTCAAGAATACAGGAGACTTTTTCACGTCAGCCGTATCCTTGATGTCTGGCCCATACGGATACTTTACAAATATGATGACTCAAGGGATAGATGCTTACTATCATATAAAAGAAATTGGCAAGAATAGAGATGTAAGTGATGCTCAGCAAAACAGAGACCTAGAGATGTACACTAGGCAGCTTAATCAAGCTACGGCATTTTTCTCAGGCGGCATTGTTGAATATGATACTCCTGAGGGCGGATACAAGGCTGAGTTTTCATTCGGTAACCCGTTCGATATAAGCAATGGATACATAGGATTCCCTGGTGGCATAACTCTTTTTAATACCAACCAGAGACAATACTTTAGAGACCTAACGTCTCAGGAGTTCTACGAACAGTACGACTATCAACAAGACTTTGTATCAAATCTTTATCGTTTTCAAAACACGCTCAATGATGAGCCAGTAATTAGCTACAGGGAACAGATTAAAAGAGATTACGCTGATGAGAGCCAAGCCATGGGGAAAACAACCATAACTAGAGGGTACTTGGTTGACGATAATATAGACTACAGATATACTTCAGAAATAAAGCTAGACCCCGAAGTTTATGATGAAGAGGCGGCAATAGCTTTTGCTGAAAGAGAAGGTGCTGTTTGGAATGCAGAATCGTACTCTTTATATACCAAATCAAAAGCTCAAAGTAAAGAGTTAAGGGATGCTATTAAAAATAACTATGTTCAAGAGCTACCACCACCCAAAACAAAAGGTGCTCACTGGTATGATATTGTTGAGGGAAGATGGTCGGGCCAAAACGGAGTGGCTGTTCAAAGAAACCTTGCTTTTAACGAGAACAAATCGAACATCGTAAACGCTGATGGCTCAACTAGGGAAGGGGTGTACTATAGGGAATATATTCAGCCGTTTGCCGACGTGGCATATACCCACTTTGCTCCAGCTCAGACTTATATAGTTAACGGCCCGCACGGAGGAGTTCCTGAAGACTCAAAGGGAAATCCCATACTTACTCAAAGAAGCTCTTATGCTGCCACTGTGCCAGTATACTTTACTTACGAGCAGCTTAACGCACTGAAGCTAGAGGAGTGGAACTTCTACAATGAACTAGACGGCAGATACACTATGACTGTCGGAGAGGTTAAGAGCCTTTGGACGGACAGCAAAGTTCTAAATAGTGTCAATAAGCAGAAGCCTGTGTCTGACTATGGCTCTAGCCTTCTTAACTACTCTGATGAGCACTTTAACACGGCTCTTGAGGACTTAGGGAATACATCTCTAGCGATGCCCGCCTTGCTACAGAACAAGGCTGACAATGAAACATTAACCATGGATGAGGTAAAGTCCCTAACGCCATATGGCTATATGCTTCATGACTATGCCGATACGGAAAGTGCTGAAGTTAGAGCTGATGGTGAGCTTAGTCTTGAAATGTACGAGTTCCTTTACGGAGACCCTGATAGAGGAGAAGACTTCTGGAAGAGCCCTCACTCAAACCTAACTGAGCTTGGAACTTTCTCAGGAGAATGGAATGAGTTAGTGCCACCTGTAGCTCCTTATGTAGGCCAACACAGTATCGGAAATACCTTAGACTAATCACCCATCATAACATTGATGGCAGTGTGCCCTCCAATGACAACGCCACAGGCGATGGCAGGCTTCTTATAGTTGCGAGCATAGGCTTGGGAATAACTTTCCCTATCTATGCCACATCCCACCTGCATAGCGAAAATATTTTTATCCTGACCACACATATGCTCGACATAGCACTGTGTATGTATATGCCCTTGTACGCAACTAATCATATCGTTCTTCACCCTAGTACGGGCGGTTCCTCCCTCCCCGTGCACGTATTGTACGCCATCAATTACAAATCGTGGCTGCCAATCCCAGTTAGTGCCAAGCACTTCATTGTAGGATTTAATCCAAGCCTTGGGTATGTTAGATGAGAAGGCCTTGCGGGCTATGAGCCTGTCATGGTTGCCCACACAAACCGTCGCCTTCTTAAACGCCTTGCTCCACTGCTGAACTTTCTCTATCGCAAAGTCAAGCTCCATCCCACCTGATAGACCATTGGGGTCTGTCTCATGGTATGAGGCATAGTGATTATCGATGATGTCCCCGCAGAAGTGGACTGCGTTGCAGTTAAATTTTTGATAAGTCTCTACACAGAAGTCAAGGTATCCTGGTAGACAGAAAGGTTCATGGATATCGCCCACGATTAGCAAACGCTTCTCGTTACTTGTAAGGTTGTTATAGGCGGCTAACTTTTGCCCCCTAAGTCTAGGTCTAACTTCAGTCATTTTCAATGGATTTCAGTATGTCGGTAATCTTAGCACAGAGCACCTCAACCGCCTCACAGTCTTCGTCCGCCCAGGCTTCGTACAGCTCGTTGACAAGGTCATGAAGCTCTTCCATCGTTGTCAATATGTGTAGAAACCTGTGTGCGTGTCGTATCATTACTTATCCATTGCCCTAACCATAGTATCGCCTAAAGTTTTGTCCACCCTACCAACGCCCCTGTATATTTTCCTGGACGCAACCTTGACGCTTCTGATTTCTTCTTTTGTGGAATCGAGGCCTAGATTTGTATACATGATACAATCCATTTCTAACAGCGCATCTATCTTTTGCCTGTCAGACCAAGTCTTATATCCGACTATCTTGTCAATTTTAGACTCTATGTTCTGATTCATTACCACAATTTATTGACTTATTGTCAAAAGATTCCAGCAACTTTTCAACAAACACTATTTTTTTGCCTATTGTTGTGAACGATTCTAATGATTCTAGTATACTTATGGCCCTGTTTCTTGAGCTTGTCACCTGCTCACTTTGAACTATACTATCTGTATGGCCATAGTCGCTTACATAGGTCTCGTCAGTAGCCAATAAACTTTTGTGTGTTTCCATGCCATGTATCACTGTGGCGTGATGCCTATTGAACAGCCTTGCTATCTCAGAAAGATTAGCGCCATACCTGTAGTATAGAATATTATACGACATACATCTGACTCGAACCAGCTCATGCTTCCTTGTCTTGCTTAATAGACTTTCTACACTAAGATTGTTTACTTCAGCAATCTGATTCCTCACTGCTTCGAATGTCTCTGTCCTGGTCGATTTCATATATAATTTTATTTAGGTTAAAGTAATCAAGGTATTCATCTGATGAAATCTCATCGATGTCCATTATAAAGAACGGGTCAGTCCCATCATTATAATATTCCATCTCCATAAACACATCATTGTCGTCATCATTTCTAACAAGAAATCCTACCTTCTCAGGGTCTTCGGTGACATCAAAGTGACCGATGTTCGAAGCTACAAGTTTCATAGCAGAAACCCTAACCTTTCTTGGAAACTTAATCATTTTCTCTACAATGAAATCACTAATCTCTACCATAAACTTCTGTTCGGCACCCGTGGCTTTCGAGTTCTTTGAGTCTGTATTCTTGGAGTTTTGAAAGTCTTCCATTTTTTGTTTTGATTTCAGAAAATAATATATCCGCACCAGGAGGTATTGCAATGAGGTCAGGAATCCCATTCTTATTTGTTTTTATTAGTTTAATAACATAGTACCCTTCGGCTTCGAGTTCTTTAATTCGTTTGGATTGTATTTGCTGTTCTCGCATCCTTTAAGATACTAGAATTTAAGCTTAGTTATATCCCAAAATATACCCAAACTATTCAATGCATCCTTAACATTCTTGTCCGTATCATGCCACGCCCCTTTCATGTAGTAACACTTAACATTGCAGAGGTGTAGCTGAATTGGGGCGCTGCCCAGTTGGTTGTGTACGATGTACATGGCAATGGCCTTTGGCGTATGCCAAGAGTCAACCAGCCTTTCTAGTAACAACCTCTGACCAGTAGGTATGCCTGAGCTTTTTACATCCTTCAGCTCCATGAATATGATAGCTTCGTTGTTAAACTCTAGTACAGCATCAATATCTGTAGGGTGTAGCTTACCGTTCTGTAGCCCAGTGAAATCAATGGGCTGATTTATATGGTCTACGTTCCTAATCAGCGTCATCAGCAGGGGTTAGCATCTCAAGTAGTTCTTCAACCTCATCTCTTGACGTGCCATTGAAATCGTTAACCCAAACAGGCGTACCCTCTCCAACGTAAGCACCCCATACGTTATACTCTAGATACTCAACAGCCTCCTCGTGAGACATGCCCTCCTCAATAAGTATATCAACCATCTTAACCTTAGAATATACTACCCTTGGGATAGCCATCCACTCCTCACTCAATCCAATTATGGCATCATTGAATCCATCTGCAAATAACGTTTGGTCTTTCATAGGAAATCCTTTTTAAAATGTTTCAGCGTATAATCTTTCTTGTTGATTACGGCCTTGTAAATACGGGTCTCAATACCCCCTTCAGCGAACACCCAATATACATCATTCTTTTTTCTATCCTTGGTGGTCATTCTATCTCTAGACTGCCAGTACGATGTCGCACTGAAGTCAATGTTGTAGTACACTAGAGCGTCAGCCTCACGAAGACTGATGCCCTCTCTACCGCTTACAATCTGCAACGCAATATTCTTGTCACTGCCATTGAAGTCGTCGAGCTCAGTGCATAGGCTATCTCCAAAGACAGCCTTCAATGCATTCAGCTCTTCCTTGAACTTGTAGAAGATACCTATCTTCTTACCCTTGAACCGCTCCTTGATAAACTCAGCCTTGCTGTAGTCAAGGACCATACTATTCCCACTTTCAAACTTAACGGTTCCGCTATACATTTGGTGTAGCTTACCCATCAACTTAACTGCAGTATCCGCAAGGACAACCTCCTCCTTGCCCTCCAGGACTAGGTCCTTTTTTAGTTGCTTTGCCATGGCGTAGGTGTGGTCGCACATCTTAACAAACAACGCTCGCTCATGTGTATCAACCACGAACCCAGCATCCTTCTGAGAGAAGCTGATTGTGTATGGCTGCATCCTCTTCATGATAGACTCCTTGCCCTTGCTGTAGTCATTGATGGTGTGAGTGCCTATCTTCTTCTGACTCTTGTAGACCATTTGGTCAGCGAATCTGTAGAAGTTCTTGTAGAAATGGAACGGGTTGTTTGGAATACCATACACCTGATGATACATCTGAGAGTAAGACTCAGGAGTTGGTGTCCCTGATAATAGGATGACCTTTGCGCCTGTAGTTCGCAGTAGCTTTGACACGTCCTTAGCTCTCTTGCTTGGCTTAGGGAAAGCACCCATCCCATGCGCCTCATCACACACGATAACGTCCCACTTAATCTTTGGAATCTTATGTAGGCTCTCGTAGTTTATAGTGGTCATGGCATACTCAGGAGCAAGCAGATTGTAGTCGCCCTCGATTGAGCTGATAGCCTTCTTCTTTGTTATGAACAGCACGTTCTGTGCGCCCAGACGTTGGCATATGCCCAGACTAGTGAGCGTCTTACCTGTACGAACCTCCATGGCTAGGTATACAAACCCATACCTCCTGATGATAGACGTACCGCGCTCAATTATTTGCTCCTGATAATCTCTAAACTGTATCATTAGAATGGCACATCATCGTTAAAAAATCTAAACCATCTACCACTAGCATCCTTGCCCTCTTCAGGAGCCTTGCCATACTTGAACGTGCCATAGGCAGATATCCACTTGTAGAACTTGATTCTACTTACAGTCATCTTGGCCTTAGGTGCGAAGTCAGGATACTCGTCCGTGAACTTGCCATACATCTCCTGAGCATGTATCCTGCCCTTTCTCTCAAGAATCTCAGCTGCATCACTACCCTCGATAAGCCCACACCACTCAATGAACTCATGACAGGTCTCAGCACTAAGCTTACGCACTGCAAGGTTGACGAACTCACTCTTGATTAATCCCTCCACCATGTACAGCTGAAGACATCCAATCATGTAGTTGTCAAACGAGCACCACTCATCATCATCCCAATCGCCAAACATCATACGCCCGAACTCATCGAACGGTGTGAAGTCCTTGTTGTAGAACTGATGTAGCTCCAGCTCCCACTTACGTCGCTCAAAGGAGTTACCCTTACCCTTGATGGCATAGTTAGTAGTGATTGAAATCTTAGGAGACTTATTAAATGGTATCTTGATTGCATCCTTGTTCTTCTTCTCTAGTGTGAGCCCCTCCGTAACTACAGAGAACAGCCGCTCAAAGTTAAACGCCTTGCGTACATCATCGAAGCATAGTATCTGAGTGTCTGCTGATACTAACTGATACGCAAACGAACTCTCGAACGTGAATGACTTGCCATCGATAGTGACTAGCTTCTTCATATGCGACAGGGCATTCATAAGCAGTCCCTTACCAGTGCCTCCCTCAGGATTATCTGATATAACCTCATCATTCAGGATAACAGCAGGGCAATACGACATATTCTTGTGGCCATGCATCAGGTATCCTATCGTGGACTCCATTGACTGTATTCTTTTTTGGTCACTTGCACATATGTTTGTTATAAACGTCCTGAAATCACAGGCAGTAGGCTCACACATCGTGAAGTTCCTGTCAATGACGTGGTCCTTCCATACGTAACCACCCAAGTCAAGGTAGTCAATAGGTATCACCTCAGTAGGAGTAATCTTTACAGCGCAGTTGCGGTAGTACAGATAGCTCACATGCTTTTCATCCTCGATGAAGTACACATCAATAGATGCAAGCAACGTCAGGAACTCCTCCCTGAAGTATCGCACGTTGTCAGCGAAGTAGTTGTACAGTGTGGCATCCTCCAACTCAAGCAAGTAGTTAAGGACGAAGTCCTTTATCTCCTTCTCAGAGGTGTGGTCAATCAAGTTGTTGGTCACCCTGACAAAGACGTAGTTCTTACTACCCTCAGGGTTGTACTTGTAGAACCCATGCTCCTCCAAGAAGTTCTTGAATGACAGGTGCATTATCTTGATGCGCCCCTTGTCATCCTTTGTCCAGAACTTCATGTTGCTCTGCTCCTCCTCGATGCGACTAACCACAGAGTCAACCACACCAGGTGACATCTCTGAAGTCTCAACCTCAGCACGTATCTCCTTGCGAGACATACCTGCCTTGACCATGTCACGTATCTTACCCACCTTATCTTGGTCCTCATACGACCTAGTGTTGAACTTGTCTACGTGACGATAAGCAGAAGCGACAGTGGCCTTTATCTCCTCTGAAGAGAAGTCCTCAGCTTCATACCTAGTCAATACATACTCAGCCAATGAACGCTGAATACCAAAGTCATTGAACGCAGCTGCGAGAATATAGATGTTATGATTACGTTGACCCTCCACCATAGGATACTTACGCTCCCACCACGACAGTAAGATGTCTACTATCTTACCCTCGTTTGTGATTGGTATTGTAACGTCACCAGTGATTACCTCCTTGTGCTCATCCTCAGCTATGGAATCCCATACTGAGCTGTTCTCATTGATGTGAAGCAATGGGTCATAACTTTCATAGCACACCCGACTCACGTTCTTGCAGGACACATCGAAGTGGTCCGACTTGAAGTAAGACTTGAGCGAGTTGAAATAGTTGACGTGGTTGTGAGGCTCTGCAGGTATCTTTACAATGACCTTGAGGCCATTGCCTGAAGGAGAAACAAATACGGAATAAACGAACTTGTTCTTCTTCATCTGCTCCTTGTCCTGAAGCATATCTTTTTGTCTTTCGTATCCATCGAAATCAAGTCCGATGAATCCACTGTGCTCGACTAATGCTGAATCTGACCTGCGAGAGAACTTACCACTGAAACAGATAGCAGGTAGCCCTTGCTTCAGCTCATTGCGTCTTGTCTTATCTTTTTCTGACCGTATCTTCTTAATTAAATCTTTGGACGCACCATCTCTTATTCTGTGTAAGATGTAGTTTATGTCTTTGTAAAAAGGTTGGTCGGTATCTTTTATGTTTCGGAATATAGTTATCATTTGATTTCATTTACCGCCCAAAAAATAGTAGAGGAGGGGGCGAACCCCCTACCATCTACAGACAAAGCACAAACCTTAGAATTCCTCCTTCTTTTTGGGCTCGTAGGTGTCCAGCTCCACGTAATAGCTACCACCTTTTGATTGGTTGATGTTGAGGTTGACCCATCCGTTCTTTGTTCTATCCTTGATGAACTGAACGGCATCTTCAGCCTTGAGGCTGAGGTTCCCAACTACAAAGTCAGGGGCATTGTCCCTACGCTTGAAGCTGAAACCGTCTGCGAAAATTTTCTCTTTATTCATATTAAATTAATTTAAAGTTCCTCCACAATATAATGATTCTCGATTGATTCGGTGGAGGATTCCCCGAAGAATCGATTGTATATATCTGATGCCTCCTTCACCTTCTGCTCACCAGACCGCAGAAACTCATCCGAACAATGGAACATGCCCATCGCCAATGTATTCTTGTCAATAACCCAGAACTCCATAGGCTTACCAAACAATGTTTGGTAAATGTACGCCTGACTATCGTAGTTGAATTTATATGCAGAGTTCCTGAAACTACCGATTGATGACGTTGTCTTCAAGTCGATAATCTTATCACTAGATATGATATCAGCCTTGCCCTTCCATGATAGCCCACATATATCCCCAACAGCAGGTTGCTCGTATACATTCCCCTCCTCATAGATGCCATCAAAGAAATCAAAGTTACCCTTCATAGCATCCACCATCGCATCCACCTGAGCCTGTTCATGACATAGCATAGCCATGCCACCATCCTTAGTGGCTTCCTTGTATACCTTAGTAGACCTTGTAGTGGCATCAACACACTGTATCTCCTTAGCCTTCTCAGGCTCTAGTACAGACCAGTGAAAGTATCTACCCATGAGTAGAGCCTTGCTATCTGAACTTCCCTTGCGAAACATGTTTGGATTGTTAAGTAACGCTGATATATCTGAGTTGGATAGCCATTGCTTACCGAACTCACCGTAGTACATCTCATCATCCTTCAGCTTGGACAGTATACTATTATCTCCTCTAGACATTCTTCTTCAATTCTTTGATTACAGACTGCGATAACTTAGAGTACTTCGTTTCAAGAGTAACTACCAAGTCATCAAACTTACCTTTGTTGGCCTGAACATACTTGACCACCTTGTCCCAGTTCTCATCACCAACCTTCAGCGTAGGCTTCTTGGCAGGTTTCTTTGGGGCAGGTTGACTGCTAGGCAGGTCTTCACCTGTCCACAACTGCAACCCTAGACCATGCATGGCAATCGCCTTAGCTGTTGACCTTTGGATTGTCTTGTTGACATCGAACGCAGTCATCGTTTCTACGCTCAGCGCTCGGTTACGATAATCCATGACAGGCAACATATCAATATGCTCTAGCCCATCGATAGTGATACCCACCTTGACGTATGCCGTACTGCCATCACTGAAGAAGTTCAACCCAGTGTGCTCATGTTCGTACACTGTACGCTGTGCATTAGGATAATGCTTCTTGACTAGTGACCAAGCATCGGCCCACGACACATAGTCGAGCTGACCTTTACGCTTGATGCGGTCTTTGAAATCTATACTACTTAACTTTTGGAAAACGCTCATAATACTTATTTAATTTTGATTTAGCTGATTTAATAACGACCTCTGACTCACTATTATTGTGCAGTCGAGTATACTTATCCAAATATAATTGTTTAACTCCTTCTACCCAACCCAACTCGCCTAAAACCTCCATCTCAGACTCGCCAACAGGCCTTATCTTACTGTACTCAGATATCGAACATATAATTATATCTCCTTCCTTTGTTCTACGCACCTTGTAGCCCATAAAGAATGCACTGTCACTTGTTTTTATGCCATGTTTGGTGCTCATGGCTTCTTCGTATACCGCTACCATTCGAAAGGATAATACTGTCCATCTTCAAGGTTTAATACGGTCTTATCGCAAGGGTCTACAACCCTCTCCATCCATATGTAACCCCCACCTCTCCAATCAAAAAGGTAACATCCAGTAGCGCAGTTGTGAACCATCGTGTCTCCTCGATATATGGAATACCCATCAGCAGTAACGTCGATAGGAACTTTCCTGTAAAAGTGATAGTCCTCATCTCTTACGATACTATCAGGAGGGAATGTGTAACGCTTACGCTTTGTTATGTGACTCTTGTGGGCAGTAATCGGCAATGCCAATTCATACTTCACTAGATGGCAACTGCTCAATAGCAGTGCAATTATTAATAACTTCTTCATACTTTACTATATTGAATTACTGTGAAAAAATCCTCTCTGCTCAACTCTAATACAAAATCAAGTGAGCATTGAGTTAACGTGAATGGCTCCCCTTCACCTTCTATCGGGCGTATCAACCCCTCGCCATCGATGATACAATTAACTGACTTTAGGTACATCTTTTTCTTTTTTGATTTTAGCGTACACCATAGCACCTTCATGCACCAGAGGGTGTACTACCTTAATAAACTCTATATACTTTTTTACATCCATTACTATTTGATTTTAAATTGCCATTTACTTGCCAATAGAATCGCATTAAGTTCATCTTTGACGGTGCTTATATTATCTCTTACCTCCATACGTGTATCGTAATCCATGCCATCCATTAGTTGATACATATCAATCAACTGCCCTTTAATAACGGCAACATACTGCACTATATTGCGTAACCGTTGCTCTTTTTGTTCCTTACTTAACTCCATTGCTTTAATTTTTAGTTTAGAAACAACCCTGTTCAGGGCATGTTTCATTGTGATTGTTAACCCATGATGAATGGTATTTCTCATTCAGCGTAGGCGATATGAATGGCTTATCACTGAACGCTAGGTCTATGCCTAGGAGACGGTCTTTTTCGACGTCACCAGTCAACCCCTCGACCTCATTCATTTCGGCTAGTAGTTGATAGAAATCTTTATTACCGAAAACCCCATACCCATCGTATGCATCTTCCATCCACACGTTACCCTTGTTATCTCGCATATATGTCATTTGTGGCTTATAACCATCAGACCATGTATTTCTGATACTTCTTCTCGTATCATTTGTAATCCAGCTAAAACATCCCATAATTTCTATTTTAAAATTTTAATTAAATACTCCTTGAGTATATCCTCAAGATACCCACGCTCGACCTCCTCTAGGAAATCAACAATCCATTCCTGCTGATAGTGACCACCCTCTAGGTAAGGGTTAGAACTATCTAGCACACGATACTGCAACCCCTCATCGTAGTAGAACTGCTGAAGTACATCGAAGTCTACTATCGTGGTTTCCCACTTTATGTTCTGTGCATCGCCATTCCTTGTGAATTCAACCTCCAGGTCGACACAGTAATTTGGCTTATCTATTTCTTTGATTTCTTCAATGTGTAACTTTCTCATATCTATATAACGTTTAATTATTCTGTTTATTGTGTTGTTAATCTAAGTCGCTATCCATGTCTGCTATTCTAATCTTCATCATCCTTTCGGTATCTGTGTTCTCTCGAATGAATCTTACTACTGCATCGTAGGTAGACGATAGTTTGTCTTTTGATGTGAAACATTGAGGTTTACTTATCATCTCTCCAAACTCAGCCTTACCTCCTTGTATGGTGAAAACATACCCTAAACTTTCTATCTTCTGCACTACAGGTATCAACCAATCCCAAGAGGTGTGAAACTTTAGGTCTAGATAGCACTTGTTCTCTCCTAACACACCTTCGTAATCGAACCATCCATCTCGCCCAAGAGACATGCCCATAAACTCTGCTATTAACTTATTTTCTTTCATGATTCCTTCTTTTCAATTCCTTCTTGACTACACACCTCGTCGATGACACCGAAGATGACCTCCATTACATACTCATTGTTCAATGCTCTGCGAATGACATCCATCGCATCCTCATCACAGCAATCGTAGTTTTGTAAGACATCATCAATGTGCCAAAGGTTTGCCGTTTGAAAGCCCCTATCGGCTAACTCGTTCCGCAAATCCTCTGTGCTTAATTCTTTCATTCGCCCTCCAAGAATTGGGGTTTCCTCCAATTGGTCTGAAATAATTTGCTGATTTCGAAGAGACAAATCTTGAATCAGCATAACCTCTTCATCTCCATACAAGTCATCCATAGCCTCTTGCTTATCGCCATAGATGACTACCTCTCCAGTAGTAAAGCGTAGCATATTGTCTAACGCTCTGTTGTAAATAATATAATCTTTCATAATTGTATAACGTTTAATCTTCAATTGTATTGCCCACATGATAAAGTATTCCGAAAATTATCGCTAGGCATACCACCATCAGTATAATTTTTGATATCATAGTAGGTCGTTTATGTAGTCAGTAGAAGCGCCCTCGAAGTCCCCATCCCTTGCAATATCTCCTAATATGTTTTCCAGTAGGTCGCAATCTACATTGTCGCCTATATATCTATTAAATAGCGTCTCTAACTCCTCGGGCAATCTGTATTCAATGAAATCCTTAATGTCATCATCATCAAGTTCTTCCTCCTCTTGACCTAGTGTCCGACGTGCTTTGTTTTTTTCCTCATGCTCTTCAATGAAATCATCTTTGAGTGCTTCAATGGCATCCAATACATCGCTTTCATTTAGCATATCTCTAATCTCTTCTTTTGATAAATCGTAATTCATAATTTCTATTGTTTAATTGTTTAACGTTTAGTTTTTAAGTTTATTAAGACGCTGAGCGTACACCCAGCGTTTCGCCTATTGAAGGCTCATCAGTTAATCTATCCGAACATCATTTCAATCCATCTTTTATGCTCTTTCTTATTGCGCCAACCATTTTGTTTCGCTTTCTTGTACATAAGTTCATATATAAGGTTATGAACTTCGTCACTTGATAGGACTTCTTTAAGCATAGATTCAGCATCTTTATGGCTCATACGTGTGTGGTCATAGTCCACCAATACATCATCCATAATGCAGTCAATATCGATTATATCTTGAATTTTCATAATGTTTAATTTGATTGTGTCTACATTGTAGACATCCAGTAATCGGGCATATCTCCACTAAATACCATGTAGAAAATTTTTGCCACCCCATATAATACAGGCGAACCCATAGCCATACCGATAATTATATAAATTGTGTTCATGTGTTGTTTAATTTATCTGCTTACTACACTAGCAACCTTTGACGTTCCTGTGTTTATCATTCTTACTACATCCTCCCATTGCTCATCATCTGCGAACCATTCCAATTCGAAACGCTCGAAATCCATTTGCCAATTGGAAAGGGAGAACCCGTTCCCATGCAATCTAAAATCCCCTTGCTTATCTTTCTTAAATGTAAGATGGTGTACATTATCGCACATACAGCCAATGGTCTTAAAAATTACCTCCCTTGCGCTTTCCTTGACCTCAATAGTCGGCGGGTCAAATATTAATTCTCTATACTTTCTCATGTGTTCTATTTTATATATTAACGTTTAAGATTTTGGTTTATTGTGTTTAATCAATGTTTAATTCGTTGCACAATTCAAGACCATACCAATACACTAAATGATTCACTAGCGTTTCGGTATCAAAGTCTGTTCCTCTGTATCTAAGGCGCATCGCCTCTCTGCCAAGTCCATGCTTTTTTAACCATTCAATCGAGCGATAATATCCTATTATGTCGGGATAATCTTCAATTTCTCCGAAATGTTCACGTTCAAAATCTTTGCAGATATTTACGGCTTCAAGTTCGCCTAATCCATGCTCTTTTAACCATTGGCTACTTTGGTAATATCCTATTATGTAGTAATCTTCATTGAACATTTCATGATGGGTTGTCAATCCATCCTTTTGACTTTCATTGATATGCTCTAGTAGTTCTGTTTTAATTGAATTTTTCATGCTGTTTGTTTTATATATTAACGTTTAGTTTATTCTTTTATTGTGTCCTTTAATAAAAAATATTTTATACCTCCGCAGTAGATAGCCATTAATAGAATACCTAAGGCGCTAAAAATTAGGCTGTTTAGTTCTGCTGTATTTTCGCATGTATCTACCCTCAATCCAGTAAGGAAAAAGAATACAAGGCATACATTTTTCAAGGCTCCGAAAAATTTAGCCGTTGCGCGTGTTATCTTATTATTCATAGCCCTTATATTTTATATCCAACGCAATAAACATCGTTATACTCGTTCAACATCTGCATTAATTTTTTATATGCTTTTGTTGCGGTTGGACGTTTACAAAATTGAGTCTTGAATAGGTATTCTCTACCGTCTTTTGTCTTATAGTAAAATATATATAGTTGTCTACTTTCCATTGTTTCTATTTTATATTATAACGTATAGTTTTTAATCTTATTGTGTGCGTGAGTGTGAACACCCCCCCGCAGGGGGGCGCACAAACAAACAAACATCTAATGTTTAAGGATATATATATCCTTTTTCTTTTTACCGCCAAACGTGCCACTACATAGACCACATTCAAGACAGGTTTTTTTCTTTCCACTTTCAGCGGACGCAGGGCAATTGAAACCCTCCGAAATTTCCTCATCGCTTACAATGAATGAGCGGTAACCCCTAGCCCTAGCCTCTACCATATCTGCGAGGGTGTGTGTTGAGGCCATGAAGCGCGTTTCACTTACTTTGTGCCATTGGTGCGTATATCCTGTAACCTTTGCCCTCACGTCATTAGCCAATCTAAAAAGCGCGTCACGTATTGGGGCTTCAAGCGTTACGGCTTCGCCATACGTCCCGAAGCGAATTAATTTAGGACTAACCTTGTTTTTTGCGAAGTCAATAAATTTCTTGAATTCCTTCGCGTTGAATTCTTTTAACGTGCCGTTATCTAGTTGTTTTTTAAGGCTTCTAAGTTTAGATTTCAACCCCCTTAGTTGGTCATGTTTGTGAGTATAGCACCCCCCAGACTTGCCGTTGTTTTGGTTGTAACTAAAGGGGCAATCCATACAATTTTCAGCATCAAGTGTCAAATCATATTTTTTTACCTGCTTTATGCTAAAGTGGTATGTCTGCAATACCAACCCGATACCAATTTTAGAATTTTGTGAGACTTTCAAGTCTAGCGAATGGATAACTTTCCCGTCTATGTATGCATAAATTTTCATGATGTTATAACGCTTTATGTTTTACTTTATTGTGCTATTATCCAAAAATTGATTTCGGCATAGAGGTTTCAAGTTCCCATATCTTTTCAACGTGTTGAAACCACTTGTAAGTATCTTCAATATCCTTTACATAACTTTCGAAATATTCAAGTTCTACTTCTTCTGCTTCCTGTATGTGTTCGTGCATCCCGTCTAGTTGATACACCATCCAGTCATGATATCTGTCTAAATCAATACCCTCGTATATTTTACGGCATCTAGACTGTAACTGCCACATTCTTTCTATTTGTTGTTTGCGTTCCATATCTATATAACGTTTAGTTGTTTTACTTTATTGTGTGTTTTTTGAAAAAATCCTCAGCGTTAACGACTACCTGAGGGGTCACCGTGCGCTAACTAGTATAGCGCCTTCCTGTTATCTACTCAAAATACCTTTTTACTCTGCAGTCGTTACCTATACTTTTCTAAAGGTCTTAGGGTGTTATATAGTGGATAGGTCAATATTGCCATATTTCCAATGCACCCCGTAAAAGAACGTTTCTTGTTTTATTTTATTGTGTCAAGTTTCACAAAATTTTCATCCCAATTGTCACAAAGAAAAACCAACTCTTCAGACGTGTCCGCCTTGGCTACAATATTAAACCCGTTAGCGGTTAGTAGATTGAAGGCTTGTTTGTCTGCACCCCCTGCGCTATATGAGAAAGGTACTGTAATGCTTTCGGTTTTATCTCCTGCCCACCTGCCAGGCTCGAAAATTTTAACCCTTGCGCCTCTATGGTTAGTAGGTCCTAAAAACTTCACTTTGATTTGTCTTAGTGTTTGAACGTCTGCTAAATTTTTCATGATTTCCTTTTATATATTAACGTTTAGTTTTCTAGTTTATTGTGCGTTTTTTTCAGCGAATGAATCCAAGAATACCCGAGCAATCCAAAACAATTGCCCAATCATTGTAATGAGCCCAATGTTAACCCATAGTTCAAATTTTGCATCAATCCCTTTTGCGTTCCCAATGTTTAGGAAGGCTACTAATACCGCAAGGGAAAAGAAGGTCGCCATCAATTGATTAAGGCTTGTTCGGAGTGTTCTAAGTTTTAAGTTTTTCATGTTCATTGTTTGTTTGTTTACACTATTAAAACGTTGGAGTGTGTGGTCTTATTGTGCTAGTATGATATTTTTTTTCACTTGCCTTAACTGCCGTCGTTCCCTATAATAACGTACAAACAGGGGGCGGTATTGTATAGAATTATAAAAAAAAGTGAATTTATTTTACCCTATTTCGTACGGGTGCGGGTGCGCGTTGGGGGTTGTGCCCTCTCTCGTTGCGTATTATTTTGAAACGGGGGGGGTGGGGGTGGTGTCTCGTTGCGTATTATTTAGAGGGGGGCG